AAAAACCCTACATATGACCAAAATCGAGTGTTGCCTGATGATGAACCAGAACTTCACGGACCTCTGATGGAAGATGGGTCATTTACTAGTGAAGACAGCTTATTACATACAGTGGCGGAGCAAGATACTCTAGGCAATAAAAATAACAACCCTGGTAATTTAAAATTTGCTGGTCAAAACGGAGCTATTAATAGTAATGGGTTTGCTAAATTTCCTACAATGGAAGATGGATGGAGAGCTTTATATAGACAGGTATCTTTAGACGCTGACAGGGGTGACACAATAGAAACATTCATAAAAGGTGAAGATGGTACTGGTGGATATAGCGAAGACAATCAAGATGAATATATCCAGCTTATAACAAGTAGGCTTGGAGTTCCTGCTGATACACCTATCAGTGAATTAAACCAACAAGCACTTGTAACGGCTATAGGTATTATGGAAGGAACTATATCTCACAATGAATTTGCTCCTTCTTTAGAGTCTTTAAATCCTACGCAGAAAGTTAAGGATAAAAGCGATAACACTAAGAAAAAAGTTAAAAAAAGTGATGAAATATTAGAAAAGGCAAAAGACAAATCGAAGCCAACAAAGGGAAAGGTGGATTATACTCCGTATGACGTTAGGGAAGTTTCAACACCAAGGAGGAAAATATAATGGCATTATCAATGGAAGAGCTTTATAGACCAGGCAGTGAAATGCATGATATCTCTCAAATGAGAGCTCAGAAATTCAATAGATCTTTTTTCGCCTCGTTGATTGAGAGGGCAGAATCATCAGGATTTCATTCAACAGTAGGTGGAGACCTTAGTTTTGACCCAGTATCGGACAGATTCCCTAGTTTAGATGAAGCTTGGAATGTATATAGAACTCAAGCTCAACAGCAATTCATTAAGCCAGATTATATGGCCTTTCAAGAAGGTTACAAGCAAGTACAGCAATTAAGGGACCAGCAAACATTACAAGACTTATCTTATGCTACAAATGCTGGAGCAACTGCTAAAGATATACAGAATTTAGCTAGAAAAAATAAAGGCTTTCATAGTAAACTTATTAATATGTCTGCAACTAATCCAGAATTAGCAGCACAATTACATCAATTTTTGCCAGGGCCTACATTAAGCGAAAAGATAGCTGCTTCACCTGGATACTATTCAGCTGCTACAGTTGGAACTGGTGTGGCTCTTGGAGCTGGTGCTAATTATTTAGGTTCGGTTCCTCAAGAAACAAAGGATGCGGCAAGAGCAGCTTATAAAAGTACCATCAAAGGAGTTAGAGGAGATATTAGAGCTTCTAGAGAGCTAGTAGCTGAATCAAAGGCTAAAATAGCTGCTTTGCAAAATGAAAAGATTAGAAAAGGAATACCTGCTCAAAACAAAGTATGGAAAAAGAAAATGGCTACTGCTCAGAGTCAATTGAAAAAATCTCAAGAAGAACTTGCAAAACATGTTAAGAAAATAGGCTCTGCAGGTCAAACTCATAGAGCTGCGCAGAAAACACGTTATCAATCTTTCAAGGACTCTAAGTGGATGAAAGGTAAATTAGGTGTTGGAACTCGAGTAGGAGCTTATATGGTAGGTCCAATGATGATAGGACAGGCTGCTGGAGCTATTTCTGATGATGAGACTGTTGGAGAAGTAGCACAAAAATCAGCCTCTGCTGCAATAGGAGCTAAATTAACAGCAGATGCTTTTAGTAAAGCTTTAAAGAAAAAAGGCAAAAAATTCCTTTGGAAAAAAACAGTAAAAAAGGTAGGTTATAGCAAAGCTCTAAGGCTATTAGGAAAGCTTGTAATTGGTGGTGGAGCAACTGCTCTTTCTGGCGGTCTACTTACAGGACTAATGGCGGCTTGGACAGTTAAAGATTTATATGATATAATGCAAATTCTATCCGAAGAGGAGTAAAGTGGCATATCCTATGGAACAACAGGGAGAATCTGTTCCTGATTTTCAACCCAAAATGGACCAACATCAAACTAGGTCTGCTTTAGACTACCTCAAAAAGAACCCTTTTCAATTCACTGAAGAACAAAAAGCAAACCTTGAGCAGCATGCTCATTATTATCAAATACCATATTACGATGGAGAGTTTAATGTAGACGAGGCTATTTGGCAAGCTATAGGGGGTTTTGTAGAGGGTTTTACGACCTTAAATATAGCAGACCAGCCTGACAATGAATACGAGGCTATTATACGTAATATGGGGCATTTAGCTGGATTTGCTCCTGGTATATTAGCTGGGCCAAGTAAGATTTTAGGTTTAAAAGGTGCTGCTAAAATGTTTCAGTCCTTGAATGACAAATCAGTTCCTATGGCTATAGCTAAAATAGCAACTAAAAAAGCTAAAGATATAGCTAAACCTATTTTCGGTAAGGCACTAGCTGGTAGAGCAGGTGCTGCTGGGACTGTATCTAATTTTATAGCAGGAGATAGAGCTAGGCATATTATGGAAGGAGCTTTTCATTTAGGTGTTGCTTCTTCAGTATCATCTTGGCAAGGTGGAGTAGACCAGATGATGCATGCTTTTATGGGTGGAGCTCAAGCTGGTGGTATTTTTAGAGTTATAGGAAATTTAAAAAGCGCTAATCCAAGCGCAGGTCAGAAGGTGATAGGAAGTATGGCAGGATCTTTATTCCAAGGATTACCTGCTACAATGAGAGGAGCGACTACTCCTGAGCAAATATATGAATATTTACTTGGGGCTTACTTTGGAGCAAAAGAGACCCCATGGACAATAGCTAAGCAGCAAAAATATATAGTAAAAATGCGCAAAGAGGCAGCAAAAAATCCTAAGCTATCTGTAGCTATGGATCCAGAAATGTTGCCTGAATGGAAGAGTTTACCCCCTGAGGTAAAGCCTTTAGTTAAGAAAGAGGCCAAGAGGCTGTGGGGAGACCCTGCTGAAAGATTAGCTATAGCAGAATTGTTTGCTGTTCAAGCAGGTCAAGGGCATAGGATAAAAGAAAAGCCTATTATCACCGATGAAGGAGTAGAGATAACCCAGAAGTATGTAGAAGGTGAACGTCAGCTCAAGATAAGCAAAGATACTCTTCAGAAATATAAACATTATATTGTTTCTGGTGGAAGTAGAGGCATGGAAAAAGCTATTGCAGCTTTAGCGAACCAGTATAATATTCCTCTTTTTCACTATGTTACAAAGAAAGGCTCCAAGCCTTCAGATATGCATGGTGCAGAAATTCCATTAACTGAAAAACAATTACAAGAATCTAATAGAGAGCTTGCTAAAGCTGAAAGTAAATTAGATGCTAAAGTAGGAGACCTTTCTAACTTTGAAGTGAATCAAGCAAGAAGGAATTGGCATCAAGTTAAAGGTTCAGATTCAGTATATATCTTTGGTACTTTAAAGGGAGATAATACTAGAGTTAATAAAGGGCCAGGATGGGCGGCTCAAATGGCTATTAACAATAAAAAGCCTGTGCATGTCTTCGATTTAAAAAGAAGTAAATGGTATTCATATGAGCCGACTGTAAATAAGTTTGTAAATGTCAAAAAACCCCCTAAACCTCCTAGAAGATTGGCGATGATTGGTGAATGGGATACTATTACTAAGCCAGGACTCAAAGAGGCTTCTTCCTTTTTTGAAACACATTTTAAGAATGTAAAAAAAGCTAAATCAGAAGTAGATAAAAACCTTACTCCAGAAGATGAGCATAGAGTAAATCAAATTTTAGAACGACAAATTGAAATCGCTGAAGAGCTGGAGAGACCTAATACATCAGCGAGGAAAAGGGAGCGTCTAGAAGAAGAACGACAAAGGTTAGAGGATGAAGAGTTGTCAATCAGACAAGCTACTGATAGCAAGGAAACCGATTCTACAGAATTAAACGAGCAGAAAGATTCTGATACTGATATTGGTATGGTTGACGATGTTACTATAGGTAAGACCTCTTATTACTTTACAGACACTCACTTATCTAAAGTATGGAAAAATGCTCCAGATGTTCCTGCTCAAACAGTTGAAAAGTATAAAATTTCCCAAAAAATAGAAAGTTTATTGAAAGATTATCTTAATCCTGGCTCGACTGAAAATAGGTCGGCAGAATGGGCGAATAAATTAGAAGGCTGGTTACAAGAGAAATATGGTTCTAAGATAACTTTAGGTAAAGAAGCTAGATTAGAAATGCGCCAATGGATGACTAGACGAAACCTCGACAAACCAGTTAGAGCTGTTTCCGTAGATCCATTTGGAAAAATATCTTTCCTAGACATAGATAATCCTATTACAAAGGCTGGAAATTCTAGGCAAAGAAGAGAACCAGAAAAGATATTAGAAACTGTATTTAGGGATGCAGGAGGCAAAGGCGAAGCTTACGCTGTATTAGATGTTGTTACTGAATTTGTAAAAGGCAGAGGATATCAAGATAAAAGCTTATCTGACATAAGAAGAGAGATGGCTAGTGGTTCTAATCCAAAACAAGCTGTAGCTGAATATAAAAAATGGATGGGTAAAGTTATAAGTCAAATGCACAGAGAAGGATATCATGCGTTTGGAGGTAAAGCAGATAAAGACCAAGTTTTCTTTGTTCGATACCATCCCTTAACAGATAAAGTAAATACAGCTGATTTGTTTAAAGGTGATTATGATAAATCAGCGAAGGAGTTTGGAGTAGATATTAAAACGCTAAAAAAAGGTGTGACTTCTAATATTCTTTATGACATAGAAATGAATGGTTTTAAAATTGATAGAAGTAATGTCAATAAAAGCTTCAAAGAATTAAAAAATAAGGTAAACCAAGAGGGATATATTCCCAATGCTTTAGGTTTTAATAAAAGAGCACAAATATGGTGGAATAATTCATATCCAGGTGATGGTGTTTTTATCACTAAGTATCTAAAAGAAATGAAAGGTGGGGTAAGTGACCTAGATAATGGCAACTTTAGGTATAGACTGGTAGATGACCGTTATTTAAGTAAAAAAGACAATAGATTTACTGACTTGAAAAACAAAGAGCTACCTGAACATGTTGATGGTATTATTATCGTTAGAGATGATGTGATTGATGCTATTAATGCGGATGCTGGGATGCCAGATTCTGGTCAAAACAAATCTTTCATAGTTAGCCCAAATGCTAAACATGGAGCTATGCTAGGAAAATATATGATGCATGCTGCTGGTTCTAAGCAAACAAAGATGATGCAGCAAGATAATTTACATTTTAAAATATATGATTCTGCAGCTAAGCAGCGAGGTGAAAGAGATTATGATGTTATTTATAATGATTTAAGCCCTGAACATATTAAGTATAATATGTCTACTAAGCAAAATAATCATATGTTAGAGCCTCAACGTATCCCTAAGCAATTAATGGGCTCGCTAGTTAATCATGCAATGTGGAACATAAAACAAGATACTATTAATGACTTTTTTGATAATGTTATAGAAAGAAGGTTTTTAGGGACAGATGCAGCTAATAAAATGCTTCAATCACATATTGATTTAATATCTTCGAAAGATTATAGTAAGCAAGAAGCGAGTAAAAGCTTAGAAGAATTAAGAAAAAATATGGATGATATTGGGATAGTTCAATTATTAAAAGCTATGAGAATGCCTAATAATCATCATTTTACAGAGATAGCTTGGGAGCAAATCTTAAAACTTAATGCTAAGGGATTGCAAGAGCAACTAGCATCAGGCGAAATAAAAGATTCAGAATATCATGCAGCTAAGCAAGAGATAAATGAATTTACATCTATAGCTGATAGAATGTTGCAAAGAAGTAGAGAATGGACAGCTGCTCAAAGAAGCAGAGGAAAAGATGTGAGTGCTATATCAGCATTTTTACATAAATTTGTTACTCATTATAGAATGCAAGCTATTCGTAATTATGTTGTAGATCAAACAGCTAAACCTAAAATAGTCAATTCAGGAGTAGCAAGGATTAGACCTTATGATAAGTTCTTACAGGTAGATGCTGATAATGTGAACCCTAGGTTAAAAGAACTTAACACTAATGATAAGATATTCTTCTTAGATGATGCTTATAAAAAAGTTATGATAAATACAGGGATTAAGGGTATAGGTAGGGTAGATTTGCAAACTTTATATGATACTTATACTCAAATGCACAAAAAGCAAGACCCTGCTGTTAAAAAGCAAATAGAAGAAATCTTCAATTCAGTTGTAATGAGAGTTCCTATGGACTCTATATCTGGAGCTCATAAGCTAGAATTTGCTGGTTTTACAGGTAGAAAAGGTCATGGAATATTAATGCATTCAAGGGCTATGAGAGCTTTAGGTGGAGCTGATTTAGATGGAGATGAGGCTTGGTTCTTTATGGGTGGTAAAGGAGGATTTAAACCTGAGTGGAAAGAGGCGTTTGGCAATAATAAAAGGGAGTTCTATAAATATACCGATGGGAAGAAGACGATTACTCCGAAAGAGTATGATGCGTTATCTGCTAAGGCAAAAAAGAATTTTAGAGGGATAGTTGGGGATAATAAGACTGAAAAAGTAGAATGGGGTGTAAATAAAGGTAAAAGGTATAATGAGGTGTTAGCAGAGCAATTAACCCCCGAGCAAGATAAATTAGAAAGCAGCATATTATACAAATATAATCCTCTACATAGAGTAGAGGTTTCTAGAAGAACAGTAGAAGGCAGAAATATGCTAGGTATAGCTGTTACACAAAAACAAATTATGTCCTCTCTCTATTCAGCTTTAGCAGCTAATAATGGGAAGGAAACATATGAGTTCCAAAGAAAAACAGGACCTGATAAGTGGGAAAGGTACAAAGTTACTATAGGTATTCGCAAAGACCCCAAAGCCCAGCAAGCTGCAAGAGAAATGGGGAGAGCACAAGTAGCATTAGGTTCAGACCCTATGGATGAAAATGGATTAAAGAGTGGGGAGACTTGGTTTAAAGCTTTATGGCATCTTCATTTTAAGCCTGTTAGTGTCCAGAAATACGCAGGAAATGTAAAAGGTGTCGATATATGGAAGAAAGTTACTGATGCTAAAGAGAAAAAACTTTCTATGTGGGAATTAAAAGGGGGAACATATGGTAAATTAGCAGAAATGAATAGTGCTTTTTATGGAAGAGATCATACCTCTCAGAGAAAATGGTCTATTTCAGATATACATGAAAAGTCAAAAGGGGTTTGGGATTTAGATGCTAGCCAAAATAATACTTTATTAACTAAAGTGGGTAGATTATTAAACACAGCTACTAAATACATGGAAGATAACCTTATAAATAGAGCCGATAGAGATAAATTAAAAGAAATGTATGATGATATTGAAGTTTCTGTTAAAGGCTATGAATGGCTTCAAAAAATATTAGGTCGTAATACATTTAGAGTACCATTAAACAATCATATAGATAATGTTTTAAAATATAAATTAAATACTCAAGATGGTAGAGATTTAGCAATTGAAGACTATAAGGTATTCGTAAAAGCTATCAAAGGAACTATGTTTGACATACCTGATGCTTATAAAAAAGGAGCAGATAATATCACTGGTAAAGAATATAGAGCGAATATAATAAAGAGGCTTCATAACGAGTCTAATAATTTCTTTATTAATGATATTACAGATGCAGTTACTGCACAAAGAATTATTAATATAGCTGAGAGAATGAATGAGCAACAATTAGCAAATCTAACTAATATTCACAAAAAGATAGAGTATTTAAAGAAGAATAGTGCTTTAATGGCTAAAGCTAGGAAGAATATGGCTGACTTGCCTGTTGCAGAAAGTTTGCAACAATTAGCTGCGGATGCTGAAATTAGAAAGCTACATGAAGCTGCCGTCAAAGAGTTAGGATGGGTTAGGGGATTTGAACCTAAGTCTAAGAAATTAGGCCAAAAGACATCAACAGAAATAGATCAAATCGAGATTGACAAACAAATCAGAGAATTTAAAGAAAATTTAACTGAATTAGAAAAAGAGGCTTTTGATGTTCTCATGCTAGGCTCTTTAAATAGAGGTAATTTAGATAAAATCGATAGATTGATTAAAAGGGTTTATAAGAAGGATATGAAGACTCCTGTTATAAGAGATTATCTAATGACTTTAAGAAGAGAAGCTTCTAGAACAGGTATGAGTAGATTAGGATTTCAAAGTTTAGAAATTTCAGATAAAAGTATTCGTTCATTTTTAGGGGATATTGCAGAAAAGTTTGATTCAACTGTTCGTACTAATATTACTGAAAAAGAAGTTAAGGAAATAAGTGAGAATATAGATAAAGACCCTACTTTAGAGTTTGATGGAAATAGGGAAGTCCAAACTTTAGTTGAAAAGGCTTATGAAGGAACAGGATACGAAGGATTAAAGAAAGGTCCTGTTGACGCTGAGATGAAAAAGGTTATATTAGAGACAGCTGATATGCTCAAAGTATATGACCCTAAAGTTAGAAATAGTATAAGCGAGTTAACTAGAGGATTATTTGGAAAAGAGCTAAATGCCATGAATAAGGAAGATTTTAGGATTTTTAGAGATTGGCTAAGGGATACTCAAACAGGGACTATATGGCAGCGTTTATTCGACAAAAAAGGCAAATTAAGATTAAGTAAGAGACATTGGTATTTATTCCCTAGAACTATAAGTAGAGAACAGATGAAGGAAGATATGCAGCTTTTATATGAAAAAGGCTGGTTTTCTACCGTAGATGGCAAGTTGGTTCAAGGAGATATAGCAAGACCTTCTTCGTATATAGATATTGTTCAATCTTGGATAGGTAGAATGAACAACTCTGCTGTACATGAGGGGGATCAAAAAATACAAGATTTGCAGAAAAGGTTATTATTTGTTAATTCTATTGAAGACGGAGAAGCTTTAAGAGAAATAGCAGTAAGGCAAAGAGAGAAAGGATATGCTGAGAACGTATTGGCTAATAATGATAAAATAGACCCTGCTCGAAAACATGCTCAAATCTCTGACTATATTACCGAATACAACAATGCTACCAAGAAGTATAATTGGGAAGAATTAAAGAAAAAAGAATATACTGTTGACTTTGGAGAAGGAAGAGTTAAAGTAACAGGGCAAGAATTGGTTAAAAAAATTAACGCTGAATATACTCAAACCGCCAAAGAAATGCATGAAATGATTCGTGGTGAAGAAGGCGTTATGAAACCTTATATTAAGGGTTATTATGATAAACAAAAGCTTTATCCTAAGCTAGACTATAAAAAGTTTATTGTTGATTTACAAGATGCTTGGAAAAGAGGAGAAGATGTATCTTCTAAATATGGTATAGATAATTTGAGAATGATAGCTAGGGAAATGATGGGTGAAATGGTAGGTGATCCTGATATAGTTAAAGGATTTAGACTGTCAATGCTTGAATCTACTGGTAAAATACCTTTTGAGTACTATTGGCCTCATATGCATTTTAACAAGAAAAAAGCATCAGAATACTTAGAAAAAACAGCTAAAAATCTTTTAAATGACCCAACATTAACAAAAGAAGATAAGATTGAACAAGTCACAAAATTAATGTATAAAAATAAATCTTTAACAGGTGACTGGGAATTTGGAGATATTATGGAATGGCAGTCATTTGATAGAATTATGGCTGATATCGGAAAGAAGAAGAAAGTTAAGCCCGATAAAATCAAACATTTTAATGCAGATGAAAGAGCTGGAGCTATGTTTAGTAGAAATACTCATGTAGCAGGACATTCTGTAGATGCTTCTGTCCCTGAATCATACATAAGAAGCTTGACAAATACTTATTACAGGCAATTGTCACAAATATTTAGCAGGGAGATTATCAATCAAATGGGGAAAAATATGCTTCCCAAATACGGAGAAAGACAAACTCAAGCTTGGAGTAATTTCATGAAGCTTTACGTTCAAGGCGCAATGGGCTCTCCCGATATTATCCCTACTGATGTATTAAAAAATAGAGATATGAAGCTTCAAGGAACATTATATGCAAGGTGGGCTGACGATAGAGTCTTAAATAGAGTAAATAAGATAGCTTCTAAGTTAGGATTACTTAAAAAGGGTAAGCATCTACCGAAAGAGTTAAGACAATTTGACCTGAATCAATTGCGCCATTGGAGTAATCTAGAAGCACAGTTTGAAATGGCTTCTTTATTGGTGCACCCTAAAAGTGTTACAGGTAATATATTTGGTGGTACTACCCATACTATACAATCAGTAGGATGGAGAAATTGGAGAAACTCCTTTAATTATGAGTATTTATCTCAAATTAACCCTGAATGGACTAATGCTGAAGCAGTGGATAGGTTTGTGGTATCCTCTGGAATATACCCCGAAAGAATGTTATATGAATTTGGACTAACAAAAGCAGGTGCAATTGAAAGGAATAAGCAATTTATTGCTGATGTCGCTAAAAAAATGACTAGAGATCCTGAGATGAAAGAAGATACTCTATTATCTATTAGTAAAAAATATGGAGTAACTCAGAAAGTTCAAAATTGGGCTGCTAAATGGATGTCAATTCCTGAGAGAAAAATTAGGCGTGATGCTTTTATGGCTCATTATGTTCATTGGTGGAATAAGTTTGGCGGTGGAATAAAGAGATACGATGACCCTATGTTGCTAGAATTAGCTAGGAAAGGAGTTAAAGCTACTCAATTCTTATATTCTGCTCCTTATAGGCCAGCTTTCTCTAGGACAGCGCTTGGTAAGGTGATGACACGTTTTCAAACATGGTCATGGAATGCTGTTAGTTTTAGGAATGATGTTAGAAGACAAGCGAGGATTTATGGTTATAGACCTGGTACTGATGAGTTTAATAGGTTTGCAAGACAAACTCAAATAGATATGTTTGTATTTGCACTAGGGAATATCTTTGCTTATTCATTATTTGATACTGCTATGCCAGCTCCATATAACTGGTTTGAAGATACCGCACAGTGGTTGTTTGGAGATGAGGATGAAAGAGATAAAGCTTTCTTTGGCACCTACAAAGGGCCATTAGCACCATTACAGGCGATAACTCCACCTATTGCTAGAATACCTAATTCTGTTATAAGAAGTATAGTAGATGATGATTATACTAGATTGAGCCAATATTATGTTTATACTATGTTTCCATTTGGAAGGCTCCTGAGAGACTTCTCCCCTTTAAATGAAGGTAATGTTATAGAAAATCCATTAAATGCTATTATGAGATGGACTGGCATGCCTTTATTACAATTGCAAAAAGCAGTTTCTAAAAATAAAAAAGAACCCAAAGAAAAGCCTTATCCTAAAGGATTATTGTAATGAAAGAACCTACATTATTAGAACATTATAAAGATGAGGTAGATGGCATTGATAATGAAAGCTCTGGGTCTGGAGTAGGGACAGGGCTAGGTATTTTAGGTGTTGCATATGGAGGCGTTCCTGTAGCTAAGTGGGCTGCTAGGAGAACTCCTTTTGTACAAAAAGCTATAGCATCTAGAGCTTCTACTGCTAATAATATATTAAAAGGTTATTATGCTGCTGGTGTCACTAATTGGCAGAAATTAATGCTACAAAAAGATCACTTTTTTGGTTCTAATAGAAGTGAATTAAGAGATACTGCTAAATTTTTAAAGCAAGCACACGCTGATGCTACTCAAGAATTATTTCTTCATGGAAGAGGAAGACCTTTAAAAGGAACTGTTCGCCATATGGGCGGAATGGCTTTAAGGGAACTAACTGCAATAAACGAGATTTTGCCTGCTGGGGAAAAAATAGACCCTAGGACTATTGTCAAGAATGGAAATGTTTCGGAGAGAGATGTTAATAAGATATTAAACCTTATCAAGAAAGGAAAGATACCTTATGGTAGCCCTGGAGAACTATTACAAACAATCAAGCTAGATTATATGTATGAAAGGCAAAATCTCCAGCCTGATAAAGTAGTAGGTGGTATAGGAGCTCAGAAGCGACAAACTAGACATGAAATCATAAAGACTGAATTGAATAAGGCCGTTACTGACCAGCCCTTTGATGAGAAAAAATTAAAAGCTGCAGGATACTCTGTCCCTGAAAAACAAATTACAAAAAATGTATTTAAAGGACCTCATGCAGGGGTAGCTGCTAAATGGCAATTACTCCCTCATGATAGAATTACTATATCTAGATTTACAGATAGTGCTATAGGTTCTATGGGAGGAGTAGATAAAGCTCCTATTTCTTTAGCTAATAAAAAAGACTCTATGTTTAAATTAGCAGAATATGTTACTAGGAATGCTAAAGACTTAAATAATCCTAAAGAAGTGTTTGAATGGGCAAAGCATAGGGCAGCTTCATTTGGAACTAGTAGACATTTATTAGACGCTTCAAGTAGAATACATCCTCAAGATGATTATATAAGGGCAGTAGAACGATTCATGAAAAGTTATTATGTTAAGAATGGAAGGCTTCATATTAATTTTAGTCCTGATTTTAAGCCTAGCTATCTGCTTGGTGGGGTTAATACTGATGGTATTTTTTGGAAAAAGAAAAATGGACAAGTTGGATGGTCAATGCTTACTACGGACAAATATGATCTAAAAGGACCTGAAGAAGTTGTAGGGGAAGGTGGTATTCAAAGGCGTAGACATATAACTATCCATTCTCATGCATCTAGCAAAGCTGACAATTTATTCAAGAAGCCCGATGCTTATGTGGCAAATAGTCAGATTCTAAAAGATGCAATCAAGAATAAGGATGGATTTCAAGCTTTAAAAGCTATGAAACGATTAGGTAAGAATACTTCTAGAAGAATTATATCAGAATTTGGTTCTAAGCATTGGTTCAATAGACATTTACTTAAACTTGCGAAACTTATAATTACTCGTCGCGCATAGCCTGCACTTTGTATTGACCCAGATAGTGAAGGGGGCAGTACAAACTACCCCCTCTAAGGAACTATATCGAAGAGTCAGACTCCCATTCGGGAACACGTTCGTCTAAATTCTCTTCAACCATACCCCATAATAAACAAAGGTATACTATCGCATCTGTTATTCTACCTCTAACATCCTCTCTTTGGCTCTCGTGACCTTTAACATAAGCAGCTATACCTCGTATATGCTTATTTAAAAAGGTCAGCAGAACTGATTCCTTTGGAATACCTACCAGCTCTGCTGTATCCTTGAAGTCTGCAAAGACATCTTTTTCAGAAGCGTACTCTAGTTGACCCTCATTCCTGGTCTGTTGAACTATTTTCAGAATCTTGGTCATCACTTTGTCCATCTTCTGCTTGTTCATTTGTAGCTTCCTCCTTTACATCTTTTAATGCTGCTTGGTCTTTTTCCCATTTAGCTTTTCTTTCTTCTAGGAAAACCTTAAACTTCTCATCATCTTTCTTAAAGAGGACATATAAGTCAAAAAGGTTACCTATCATTTCTATGTTATTCTTTAACCAATTCATATTGCTCATCATTTGATCAATAGTGCTGGTTACTTCTTTCATAGTAGGCTTTTTTGGTTTATTTTTAGCCATTAGTTTTCTCCTTGTTTATTGATTCTATTTTATTTTCAAAATACTTATTCATTCTATGTGTCGCTGCTAAATAATCATGCAAATCGTGTGCCATCTTATCTTCTGCATATGGAATTTCTTCTATCATGTCATTTAGTTCCATATCTTTACACTTTTCTTCATAATTACTAATCACCTCTTTCAATCTTGCTATTTCAGATTCAAGGCTTAGTAGCTTTTCATTGATTTCAAAGTTCTTCATAGCTGTCATTAGTTACTCCTCCTAATTTAAATACGCTATCGATTTTTACTGGATCTTTAGGATAAGGGTCTGCCAATTTTGTAGTACCATTCATATAATTCCACAAACTAACAGCTCCTAATATACATGTATCATATTTAGCAATAGCCTTATCAGTATAAGGGAATCGCTTTAATGTGTAGTTAGGCTCCTTAATCCAAGTTGATTTAGTGTATAGACCACCTATACAATCTATCTTTATTCCGAATATACTCTCATATAACAATGCATACATTCTACATTGCAATGGATGAGTTTTGTAGAAATTACCAGTCTTAAAATCAATTAGCCAAGTCTTACCAGAGGCTTTGCAAATTAAATCTGGAGTTCCTGCAAAATCATAATTCGGGTCTATTAGGAACAATTCTTGGTCAATGACCTCTATGTCGTTCTCAGCATAAAACTTCGTAAAACACATCAAATGCTTCGCTATTTCATCATTGACTGCTTCTATAGACTCTCCTTTGAGTAGTTTCTCAATAGAGTCATGAACAATAGTTCCTCTTTCTGCTGCTTCATCACGCACTTCACAAGCTGCTTTATAACTTGGTTGATTACCTAGCCATTGTTCGTATCCTACGCCCTTGGCTATTACATTTAATATTGTAGTAACTGATGGTATCCATTTCTCGCCTGGAATCCTATACCATCTAAATCCACTATCTTTTCTTTCTACTTTTATTTTACTATATTCATCTTTTGTCATGCTTCCTCCATCCTGTAGACACACCAAAGCTATCCATTAAATACATTTCAATCCACCAACAACCATTTGCAGCTTTTTTTATTGCTTTTACGCGTCTTTCATGTGAGGGCATAGATTCTTTATACACTCTTTTTGGCATTATACCTCCTTACCCATCTACCATTTCGATAGGTTACGTTAAATAGTTTTTCTTGATATTTTATTAATCTTCTAACACACGGTAAATCGTCCTTGTAGTCACACCATACTTTTTTGCGATTCTGTTTATTTTCCATCCAAGTACATTCCTTCTGAATTGTATTGATAGTTTATCATACCAAGTTAGTTTCTTATTCATTGTTTCTCCTAGTTTAAGAAGGGGAGTATACCTATAGAAATCTCAAATTCTTTTAGGTTTTACAACTCCCGCTTCTCTTTTCGACGAGCAAACATCCATGAGTTACCCTGGACGCTTACCTATTTTCCACAAGTGTACCTTTTTACCCCAATCCCCATTAGCTTTTTCATTAGTTTTTTCGAGGTAGCCATCATCCTTAAGATTTGACATCGCTCTCCTAATGCTTGTAATAGGATAGTTCAAATGAACTGCTTGTAGTTTCTTTAAGACAGTTTCAGGGGTAAACTTTGCTCTAGGGTTTTCCTTGAAAATAGCTAGTATCATATTTTCTTGACTGTTAGCTTTTCTTTGACTCCTTTTTAAAGTTTTCCCTGTCTCCTTATTTGTATTGTAATACATTAGAGAATACGTCTCCTTTCGCCAGTTTTCGCAAGATATATTCTTGCATCTCTTGCGGTTGTTCTTTTAAGAATATAAGCAAATCATTATACATCTTATGAGTTAATGGGCCTTTCTTTGTATTGCAAGAGGCACATATCATCTGAAGATTGTTAATAATTGACTTGCCGCCCATAGAAAGAGGATAAATATGGTCACAAACCATATTCCTAACATCCATTTTACACCTACAATACCTACATGGTTTACCATATTGTGATAACGTAAGGTGACGTATTTCACTAAGGGTGACATTGAACTCCACTTCATATTCTTTACTCCTTCGCTTTAAAGAAGATCTCAACGTACTAGTTTTCTTCATTGTTCTGTGAAATATGTTTTTAGCATGATTCCCATGTATCTTGCTGAGAATCGGCATAAACTTTTCACTCCAAGGAAGTAGTCGAGAACTTACTTGTTTTCTACGCTTCTGCACCATTTGTATCTATATCTCCTAATGAAGGTTCTTTAGTTCTCCATCCTAAAGATAAGGTTATCTCTGGTTTCCATATACCTACTGTTAGATTTGTACATTTCCCATACTCCCACTCTGTAGAGCAGATAGTAAGTCGAAATATCCAAAAGAGCTTTATACTTATGCCACTGTCCATTAACATGAATGCAAACATTATATTCTCCTTAATCTAAAACTAGGACGCCATTCAAGCTCACAGTCAAGCAATTCTCCATCAGTATTCTTAAACATATGCACGTTCTTTCGATGTGAATTAGCTTGTCCATTAAGCCCTATAACCTTCCTAGAAGCGTTTTCAATTGCACCAGATCCTTTCCCTGCATACAGGTCTAGAACCTCGTTTCTACTGTATTCCCTACTTACTTGCGATACTTGTATTATGATTATATCCATATTGACTGCCATGTTAGATAGTGTATGCGATATATATTTGATAGCTTGATGTTCTCCACCTTTATTAAAAGGCACATCTACTAAATCAATATAATCTACAACTACCATAGCTGGCTGTAAGTCTCTTATTTTTTCTTGTATCTGCTGTACAGTTGGTGCTACAGTTTGTATTACTATATTGCTAAGTTTATCCTTATGACCTTCATATACTTCCTCATAATCATTATTGACTTCATCTTTAGATAAGCCTGATACGATTTGAAGATGTCTACGATGTACATACCAACCTGACAATTCAAGCGATAGAAATAATGTAGGTATTTGCCAATCAGTGTTTATCCTATCATTAACAAAATCAACTCCTAGAGCTAGATTCTGAGCTAATGTAGTTTTATTTGAGCCTGTTGGCCCAAATATAGTAACTAATTCGCCAGGAAATATATCTACGTCTACATCTACGCCTAACATTGCTGATAAAGGAATAGTTCTACCTTTAAAGTTAGTTGTAAGTCTTTTAGCATAATCTTCTTGCAATTCTTCTGCTGTTTTAACATCTACTAGATAGTCTTTTCTTTTGAAATGTATGCAATTAGTCTTGCAATGCTTTTTAAGCAACGGGTCGTTACATGAATATCTGTAATTACCATCATATGCATTCTTTATAAGCCTATTTATTTCATCTTCATGCAATTGGCCTTTATTCCAATGCATTAATGATGCTTTAGCGTATTCGCTAGGAATACCATTACGCTTAAAATGACTACATATTCGTAATACAGTATTATGCCTTTCTCCACTTTGTGGTCCTTGCATAAGCATAGTTTGCACACATGGAACTACTTTATTGGGCTCTGCAACAGATTGCATAGAATATATTTTACTATCAGCTATTACTATTTCATCCTTACATTGACCAGAACCAACCAAAGGTCGGTACTTATAGTCTAATCTAGGACTTTGTGCTAATAGCTTTATATATTCTGCTTTCTCTTTAAATACCTCATCCATATGAATTGGTATCTTGTAGAGTTTTGACTTCTTATTAATAGTATGAGGCACTCTGTATATCCCGCTTCTCATATAAATACTATTATCTATATCAGGGAATAACTTACTCATAGTAGCTCTTACTATCATTGGAAGCTGTTCTGATGCTTCAAATCCAAATACTTCATTTGATACTATTAAATGATATCCTGTTCCACTATAGAATGGCTGCATAGATTCATCGTCTACATCAAAGCTATATAATATATCTACAACTTCTTTTAATTGCTCTAATGTATATTCATCAGAATTATCTTTTCTGTCAATATCTATAATAATATTATCGATACTTCTAACTCCAAAATAATCCTTTATAGAACCATGCTTATCAAGATGTTCTTGTACGTCATCAGGATATAAATAGGTTGAACGAAATAAAGGTTCCTCAGTATCAATGTGCTGAGGCAGCTCATCCTTTTGGATGAACATACCTCTTGCACTTGGAGAGTTTTTAGCAATCTCTATAATCATTACAGATTATCTAAAGCCCCATTACTTAAGTTTACTTGTTGGTCATTAGGCTTAACATTAGGATCAATTTCTTTAATGATACCTTGCTTCTTCATATAAGCTATATCATTCTCCATTTGCTCCATGCCTTTTTGAGTATTCAAGTGAATCTTAGGCACTACTCTAGTGTATGATTGAGTTTCATTTGGTTTTGGAATAGACTTGTAAACATATACCAAGAATGGACATTGCTCACTTTCATGAACAAAGTTCTCATTAAGATACTCAGCTATATCTAGTATAGGTGTGCCATCTTCTAATTCAAAGTGACCATCTATATTAACACCAGCTTTGCATCCAATAACATCAAAGAACTTATACATTCTATTCAATACTGAACCACCAGATACTTTATTATCTGAATCCCTTTCAAGGCTTCCAGCGATTTGCATCTTTTTAGTGTAATCACTGTCTTTTTGCTTTATCTCAACTTCAATAAAGATATCAGCCCAATGAAAGTTTGCACTCTTATCAGTATATCCTATAATATTTGCTTCACAAATACCATAGTATTTATTTCCACCTCCACTAGAGGATTTAGGTCTTACTATTGCCATTTTTACTCTCCTTATAAATGTGATTCCATTTGAAATCGATTATTTTGCCTTTTAAGTGTTCACATCTGCTTCCAGCTTCAACAGCTTCATTTGCTTGAAATGATACTTTTAAGCTATCTTCTTCTCTGAACACATACCCTATTGCATCGCAACGAGACATTATGATATTCTTTAATTTACCTGTCATATCTAGTGACTCAGGTACAACTATTGGACTACCATCTGTAACTGCAAATGCTGGCTTTCTATGCCCTACTATTATAAGATGCTCTGTAACGTCAAGAAAGGCTTCTATCGTTTTAGATACCTTTTCTCTCATTATGCCATAACCTTTACCAAAGGCTAAATCTGCTAATGACCTGACTCCTTCTTCTTCACACGTTCTCTGTTCTGCCCAATCAGCTATTTTATCAATAGTATCTAATGCTATATACTTATACTTAACATCTTTACTATCTTTTAACTGAATAAGCAGATCTAATAGCTCATCTCTACTAGTAACACTTTCAATATACCCTTCTAGCATATTTGCACCTCTTTCAGTATCAACAATTAAACAATCATCTAATTGTGATAACATGGTAGTTTTACCTACTTTAGGGGCACCATATAATAAGAGTAATTGAGGATTAGTAGACACAGCTTTACGCTTTTGTTTTTTAATCGCCATGATTTCTCCCGTTTAAGCCCTGACCTTAATGACCAGGGCTATAATTTACAACTATTATGATCGAGGAACAACTGTTTTCTTTTCTATTGACATAGTAGGGAAGTTAAATGTCAGGAACTCTTCATAGGGGTGTTTACACACTATTTTCCTGATAGCATTTACTATTAAACTACCTGCCATATTAGAACAGTAACTAGTTGCTTTTACATTACATGGTTCAGGGTCTCCATCTTCATCTGAATACCAAGTATCCATATAAGATTTAAGCTTAACATCAGTAAATACATACTGTTGATAATGCTCTCCACCCATACGACCATCTATTAAAAGAAAGGGTTTCTCATTCTTTCTTCTACATATCTCTTCTACTGCTTCTTTCCTTGACTTCATACTATCAAAGCCAAGTATAACTATATCATTATTATTTTGATACCTGAATAATTTAAAGTATTCATCTACCATCATAATATCTGCATTATAGTTAATACCGAGCATATGTTCATTCAATGCTTCTACTTTCTGCATTCCAATATGCTCATCAAAATATTGAGATACACCAATGTTTTCAGTTCCCACTGTATCCATGTCATATAATACAAATTTAGTAGCACCAGAGCGTACTAATTGAGTGGCTGCAGAGCTACCAATAGCCCCGCAACCTAATATATGATATGTATATTCATGCAAACTGTTTACTAACCCTTCACTACGCATATTTATACCCATCCATAACCTCCATATTCTAGAGATTCTTGATGAGCCTTAACACTCATATATGCCATTTCTGTTTCATCGTTATCATACTCGAAGAACTCATCAGGGCAATCAGTAGAGCATTTTTCTATTAACTTAGCTTTAGGGTAGATTTTGATTTGAAATCTAGCATTAACTTTCTTTAATTGCTTATTGCATGCTTGTACTTTCTTTTTGTACTGAGCGTATTTTATTCTATCAATTAAGAACTCGCTATTCAAATCATCTAAACCATCTACAGCCTGACTGTAAACTTTAGCATAATCATCTAATAAATCACCAGCTCCCCATTTTAAGACTAAATCTTCAGGTATACCTTCAGACCGAATCATGCTGAGCTGACCATTCTTTTGATTATATCCATAACCATATCCATATTTCTTATGGTTATAAGTTGACACTGCAGTAACAATATTAGAGCATTTATCTTTATACTCTTTTATCATTTTAGCTGATGGTTCAGGTATTGGACGTATTATCTCAAGAGGAACATCTTCACTGTGTTCAACAGGATCCCATGTACTAACATTCAGACAATATTCTTGTCTTAAATTAATAACTAGGGCTAATGACCAAGAGCTATTCTTCCATGCTTCTATCTCATTTTGATCAGTTCCACTCCAGAATGCATCCATTGTGTGATGTGAATGCCACCAACAATACCTAATATCAGTACCATGCTTCACAGCCATGTCAATATAATATGGTGGTAATACATCTTTGTCAAGTATAGTATTTGTAGTTGAGTTCTCTTGCTTGAGAATACAAGGCTCAAATAACTCCCATACATCTGTATCATCTATAGGATGCTTAGTCTTTTTAACTAAGCATATACCTGATATTTCATTTCCATCTTTATCATAAGCAAGCTTGGCATATTGTTGCATTGTATTCCATGCATCTTCACTTATGATAAATTTAGCTTTTTGACTTTTATTAGCCATTAGTACCTCCAATAGCCCATTGTTCCATTTCTCTTCGGGCGTTAAGTTGTGCAATCCGAGCATCTTCTAAAGCTTGCTCTTCTGCGGTTAAGGGTTCTTTAAAGAAATCAGTCTTATCATCTAAGGCCCATATAATGTATCCCCATCCTTCATCATAATCTTTCAATGAAAGCTTATGTAGATAATGGATATACCAATAAAGCTGACCATAACGATTAGAAAATTCTCCAGCATCCCACATTTCTGCAATAAGTGCTTCAACTATAGGACCCCACTCTTGTTTTGTTGCATAATACATTGCTCTTTCTGACATTCTATAGCAATCCTCTTTAATAGGACAATTAACACATTCATCTATCATTTCATCGCCATATAACTCAAGATTAGAATAAAGACTATAATCTATATCATTTATTATTCTTCCTGCTAATGGCTCTTCGGCAAAGAATACATGTCTATGTTTTGCTATCCTTTGATTGTAACAATCTTCAGGACTAAATCCTATAAGAGCGTTAAATGTCTTGATATCATCTGGACTATCATGGAGTATTTCTGGTATTCCTTGTTCATAGGCTATTTGATTAGGCCCATTATAAGGATTTGTATGCTCTAAACTATAAGAACTACCCCACAAAGTTAAATTATGCGCTGCTGCTGCATAATTATGACGTCCCATGGTTCTAATTACACCATCACCATGTTCTGATAAACAAACACTACTCCAAGGTTGTCTATGCATAGTACCATTACCACCTCTTTCCCACATAGAATAATCTTGCAAGTATGCATGCTTATTTTGTGAGTATCCGTATAAATAAGAAGCGCGAGCTCCTCTTACATCATTATTTAATACTTTATACAATGGTCTTGGAAGGAATGTTGTCATTGCTGGTTGAGTCAAATGAAATACAACATCATTATTTTTAGTGTAATACATATCCATAGGAGCGATATCTATTTTTGTAATTAACCACAAATCAAGAAATGTGTATTGATTACTATCACTATAGCCATTAGTAGTAAAATAATGAGTAAACTTTATTTTATCACTAACCTTGTTGCCTTTTAATGTATTTTCATTAATAGTTTCTAGCACCTCGAGCATTCTTTCTTTATACTCTGATGCATCAGACTCTTTAGAACCAACCATTCTTTTAGCTGTAGCTCTTAGTTTATCTAATCTATTTAATCTTACACGATGACTATCTAAATAACCTTCATTATTTAGTCTTCTTTTAAATAAACTATCTATACCTGATGCTCTCATATATCTTCCTTCAAAATAATCTAACAATTTATGAATGAAAGGATATGTTCCAGCTTTCCAGTTAAAGTTTTTAGTCAAAGCAAATCTAAATTCAGAATAATCTATCAATTTCTTCATTTTCATACTCTGAACAATATATTGTATATCATCATTATATATCTCTACTGCTTCCATTAAATCAGTAACTGGTTTTTGACATAATATCTCAACAATATCATCTGCATTAATAAAATTAAACAACTCTTCTATGGGTAAGATATCATAATCTTTTCGCTCTGCATTGTAACGGCTATGTCCATCTCTATATAGAATTGCTTGTATTAATTTATCCTCTGTAAATGGTATTTGAGTATACTTGTCAAACTTATTTACTTCACAATCAAATAAATTTAAGCTTGTCATGTTATCTCCAGGTTATAAGGAGTCTGCGTCCTTTAATAAAGCAATCACCATCATGCCTTAATCTTTGGCGTAGGATTTCACAGACTCCTTAGGTTTTATTTATCCCCCAGTCTTGGTGTTAGACTGCCAAGCAACCAAATCTGGTATAATATTACCATTTTGATCAACTCTTTGCTCAGGTAATTCAGAAGAGTTATCTGTATAGGTCACTTCATTCACTCTGACTTGGTTGTCATGCGGAATAGATAGTGCATTACGCACATCGCCTATTGTATTACCTGTTATTACTTTATCCACCCAATCACCACCTTCGAAGACCTGTATTCTTCTTTCTGCTGGTGCTGGTGTATCACTTGTACTACTATTTGATGTTCTAGCCATTTTTTTTCTCCTTATGGTTGAACGGTTGTTTGTTAACAAAATATTAGGGAGCATAGCGACGCGTATTTAATCTAGACTATGCTCCCAGTAGGCAAAGTATTAACATTTTATCCCAAAAGGGTTCATCTTTACCTATAAAAAGGGGTGTGCTGACATGGATGGCTATTCTTTCACCAGTCTGGACGGGATTGGTGGAGGTTCTCACGCCAGCACAATAGAAAATCACGAATTGTAGTATAATGCGTAGAGACGCTTCTTACTCCAACTATCGTGTTTTTTGGTAGGATAACGAGAATTAGCCCATTTAACAAGTTCATGCTTGTATTTATATGGGCAATATTGCGAATATCTCATTCTTACTTGATTATCTGCCATAATATGTATCTATGGCTTCACTAGCCTCTTTATACTCTTTCTCAGTCATTAAAACACCATTTAAATGTTTTAATTTGTCCCTTGCAGCTAACTGATTAACTAGGCCTTTGAGCTCTCTTATGTCTTGCCTTAGTTCTCTTGATTCATTATTAAAAGAGTCATAAGTAACAAATGTATGATATAGTTTGCTCATAAAACGACCATTTCTCCTGCTTTTAAACGGGTTTAACTTATATAGTAAGCGCTTAACTGTTTTCACTATTATTCTCCTTATTTAAGTGATTATCGATATCAATTATATTATCATTTTGAGGTACAATTTCAGCTTGCAGGTTGGTTATTAAGCTATGACCATTTATCCTACCTACAGCTTGATTAATCGCTAGCTTACCGTCCTCAGCGTAAACTAGCGTTTTATAACTTATTTGAACCAAATATTTCTTCATGCTTGTGCTCCTTTATTGTAAGAGTCAGCGCAAATAACGTAATCTCTATCATCACTATGTATACTTTCACAATGAGCACATAACATTGGCAAGCTATCATCATAATCAGGCTCAATGTATTGTGCCTTATAATCTTGCCAACTTTGAACAGTACCATTTAATTCTTCAATAGTATTAATATCTTTCTGTTCTTCAGATATTTTATACCATAATAACCCAGCTATACTAGCTGTTACTAACATTCCAAACAATGTGAATATTATCATTTATTACCTCCAGACGGTTTACTAAACCACGTTAAAATAAACATTAAAAGACAGCCTTTCAACATAATATCAAGACTGCTTTCTATTAACCAAAGTATATCATACAGTGAATCTATCATACTTTCTCCTTAGTTGTGATAATGCCCAGACCAAAGCCTAGGCATTACCTATTATATGCCATTACTTTTTCATAATGATCTCCTATATTAATTCATTACATAAAAGAAATTATGTCCAAAATAAGACCTAGCTTTCTTAACACAATCAATCCAAGAACGTGCTATTATTATGGTCACTAAGCCTTTACTAACTACCTTATATTTAGCCACAAATGCCTCCAATTAGTTAATTAAATAAAAAATACACAACACATTATATGTGTAGTAAAATATAAAGCCTCACGCCCACATATGTGGACGCAAGGCAACAAGGAAGAACTATTTCCTACAAGGACTGAAGATGAGCGATAGCTTTATCATCGGTTACTTCAGTGGCTTTACCTACTTGTAGTAAATGTTAACTGTTCTTCATAGTATTACTAGCTTTATCGTAATACTGTTCACCAGCCTTTGGCTGTTGATGACGAACTGTGAACCCAAGTGGTGTAGCAAGCGCAGTTACAGCTTGCAAGTCCACATTGGTTGGATTGAATACTGTCAGACCTTTAGGTGTGATAGTAAGAGAGCCAAATGTTCTGAGTAATTGAATTAATTCATTCATAATAAATAGTTCCTTATGTTTATTGTTAATTAATTGATTTAATTGAGCACGTGTTGCTCGCAACACTAGAGTGGGAATTTCAACACGAAGTGGACCCCAACGCACGTTTTTTCGAGCGGTGGGGGTTGATGTGTATCAGGTGCACGCATTCTAGTTACATTTTTTGAAAATTTTTTATTTTTTTCTTGCAAAATTCCCCAATGTGTTTATTTTAGTAGTACTATACTAGTAGTACTAGGTTAAAGTGACCTAAATATAAGCTTTTTTATAAGTACTTGCTTATTACCTAGTAGTATTAGTAAGTTATATTATGTCTGTTTTAGAAAATAAAGGGCCCTACGAAAACCAGGGATTGTCTCTTTTGACGGAAGAAGAGTATAATAAGCTCCATTCGAGCTTACAAAAGAAGTATAAAGACCTCTATGGGGAGGTATTTCTTCAAAAAGCCTGGATAGTAGTGGACGCCAAGAAACCTGTAGGAGAAGAATAATGGCTGATTATCCAACGGTATACAGTATAAGCACGGGGAAGCCTTTTAGTGGGATAAAACCCAATACTAGACGCCCTAAACCTGCTAAAAAGGTTAAAAATGCCTAGATTTGGCACTAGATCTAAACAAAGATTGGCAACTTGCGATGAGCGGTTGCAAAAGGTGTTTAATGAAGTAATCAAATACGTTGACTGTAGTGTCCTAGAAGGGCATAGAGGTCAAGAAAGGCAAGATAAATTATATGAAGAAGGTAAAACAAAGCTTAAGTTTCCTAATGGGCGTCATAACATGGCTCCCTCGAATGCTGTGGACGTCACTCCTTACCCCGTTGATTGGAAAGATAGGGAAAGGCAAACTCTTTTTGCTGGTTTTGTTCTCGGTATTGCTCAGTCTATGGGCATTAAGTTGCGCTGGGGTGGTGACTGGGATATGGATTTTCAAGTAATGGACAATAGATTTGATGATTTTCCACATTTTGAGATAAAGGAGTAGTAATGGCAGAATATGATGAAGAAATGGCTGAAAGAATGTTAGATGGCGCTATGCCAGGGGAGTTTCAAGGCCCTTTAGAGAGAGGAAGAGAGTGGGATAGTTTAAATCCTCCTGAAATAGAGTATGTACCCCCAAAGCCAATAGACCCCGTTAACCCTAATATGTCTCCAATGCCAGCTACTCCACAAGGACCTGAGGGTTATGATCCATCAGCACCTCCTCAAAGAGAGATGGTAGAGTCACGAACATGGCCAGTGCAAACGCCTAACTTTATAGACCCTAGTACTTTTCCTCAAATAACTGCCCCACCAGAGATAGACTATAGTTTAGCTGAGAAGTTACTATATGGATTACAAAGAATAGGTCAGGCTGGAGGACAGAAAATCAATGATATGCGAGCAGGTGTTAAAAATTACATACAAAAAAACACCCCTGCTATATATCGTAACAGATATGCTTATCAAGGCGACCAGCCTGTAAGAGGGCCAGAGGGTGGCCATATGTACCAACGACAGCAAGTGGGTTTTCAAAATCCATTTACAGCTAAACCCATAACATGGGATGACTGGCAAGAAACAGGGCCACCTAACTATAATTGGCTTGAAAGAGCTTTAATGATGGATTTAGGGATGCGTTCTCCGATAAAAGAAATAGGTGAACCTACGACCATGTACGATCCTAACAGATAAGAGTTTGTATACTATAACAATTAAACATAAAGACGTCGGTGCGAAAGTATACGACGTCTTTTCACTTGAGGAGGCAAATGAGCAAAAAATCCCCTATAAACATTGGAAAGAAGCCCAGGAAGGCGAGTATGGGGCTAGCGATGATGGGTATGTGTCACGGGTTATCAAAAGGAAAACTTACAAGCCAAAAGGTAAACCTATGGACTATATTCGCTTTGCTTGGGGTTATACCTTTTTTAATCCTAAGTACAGCGGTAAGCCTCTTAATGCAGCTGGTAGAAAGACTAATACGACCTTAAGTGGTAAAAGTTATATAGAAGCACATAAAAATAGCCAAATCATGCGAGATTTAGCTATGGCGGCAGCACATTTTGCGCATCCCGATAAAGTAATTGATGAGGTACTAGGGAAGAACATCAAGGACTGGGAGCGTAGAAAATGGAAAAGAACAATGAAATCGGAGGTATTTCAAAGCATGAAAAGAGAAGAATTAGCTAAACGTCTTCAAGACCATAATATGACTGAGGATTATACCTTAGACCTATTGGAAACAGCTATATCTATGGCTAAGGACAAGAAAGACGTCCCGAGTCTAATGAGAGCTGTAGAAAACTTACAGGATATGCATGGTATGAAAGATAAGCATTTAGTCAAAACTACAGAGAAATTAGAGGCAACTTCTAGTACTAAGCTTTTAGATGAGATTATAGAGGAAGAAAAGGCAATAGGTATAGAAAGAATAACTGAAAGTAGTGATGAGTGACTATGAACAACAATATGCGCAGAAACAAGTATTAAGTAAATTATATCACAATATGGCCCTTTTTGGGCGTACTTGCTTTCCAACAGCTCTCCATAAAGAGATACCTCCCTTCCATTCGGAAGTATATTCATCCTTAGCAGGTCAAAAACGTAGAGTAGCAATAGCCGCTCCTCGTGGAACTGCGAAAAGCACCACAACCACACTCGTATATCCTTTGTGGAGAGCAGCATTTAAAAAGAGCAATGAAGACCTTTTTATAGTAATTATCTCAGAATCGCAAGCTCAGTCCATAAACTTCCTTAGTCGTATTAAATATCACTTAGATAATTCAAAGATGTTTCATGAGCTTTTTGGCAATTTAGGTAGTGAAACTGCTAGTAGATGGACCCACACAGATATAATCTTAGCCAATAACACTCGTATTGTAGCTGTTGGAACAGGTCAGCGAGTTAGAGGATTCCTACAAGGAGATACTCGTCCCAATCTTATTATAGTGGATGACTTTGAATCAGAGCTTAATGCTAATACACCAGAAGCTAGAGCTAAAAACAAGAAGTGGATGACCGAAGCGGTTATTCCGTCATTGTCTGATGACGGCAAAATCGCGATGATTGGGACTGTTATATCAGAAGATTGCTTTCTTTATTGGATAAAAGAGTCAAAAGCTTGGCATGTACTTTGGTATGCTATATGGGATGAGAACGAAAAGAGCCTTTGGCCTGAAAGATTCCCTAAAAAGAGGATACTTCAGATAAAAGATGAGTTCGCAAGTATAGGTAATATCAACGGATTCTATCAAGAATACATGAATATTGCACAATCCCCCGATTCTGCTCCGTTTAAACCTGAATGGGTAAAAATGCATCATTATGACTACGAGCGAATCAATGGTCAGAATTGCTTAGTTCAAGACTTAGGGGATGAAAAGAAGATTATTCCTATTGAAATATATGCAGGAGTAGATCCAGCTAGTAGTTTATCTATTAGAGCTGACTTTTTTGTTATTGCAATCATAGGAGTGGACAATGAAAACAATAAATACGTTGTCGATATATTTAGAGAAAGAATTAATCCGTCTTTGCAACCTAAGAAGATTATTGATTATTACAAAAAATATAGACCACGAAGAGTTAAAGTTGAAACAACAGGGTATCAAGAAGCGTTAAGAACTGGTACAAGGGAACTAATGAGAGAAGAGGACCTATATATTCCAGGGTTAGAGGCTGGTGTTAAGCCTAGAACAAAAAAATCAGAAAGACTCCTCTCATTAGTACCCATGTTTGCAAGACAGCAATTCCATTTTAGACCTGAAGATATAGCAGCTCAGCAGGAGTTTTTATCATATCCTAAAGGCCAGCATGATGATGTTATGGATGCGGTGTGGACAGCTTTAGAAGGAGCTAAACCTTGCCGTCTTTCTGAAGAAGATTTTGACCCAAATATAGTAAAAGACAACAAAATAAAGAAAATCCTTGATTGGATGACAATGTAGGAGTTATATTAGGCTGATGGCGTACAGCAAAAAAGACACAAAAAGCTACAAAAAACTAGTTGAAGAAACTCACGAGCTTTTTAGGACTTATAGTTCCGAAAGAGACATGTGGGCAAGGAATGTTAAAGAAGATAAAGAGTTTAGATTAGGTAGGCAGTGGACCCAAGAACAGGCTGACATTTTAAAGGCTAGGGGTCAAGCTCCTATCGTTGTTAATCGAATACATCCTGCGGTAGAAGCAGCAAAAGCTATGCTAACTGCTAACCGTCCTTCATTTAGGTGCGCAGCTAGAGAAGACTCTGATAACAAAGTAGCTCAGGTTATGAGTGCGCTTTTGTCGTTTATATACGACCAGTCAGATGGTAGACAGGTTATTAGACAATGTGTTGATGATTATTATACTTGCGGGGTAGGATATATACAATGTTTCCAAGACCCTATGAAAGATAACGGAAAAGGCGAAGTCTGCATACAAGATGTTGACCCATTAGACGTATATGTCGACCCTAATAGTCGTCATAGATTTTTGGATGATGCTGAAAACATAATTATTTCAAAGCTATATACTAGAGAACAGGCTAAAAAACTTTGGCCTATGTACGAAAAGGCAATTAAGAATGCTGGAGTAGGTAACTTTAGTCAAAGTCACGATATGCCAAGTACTGGGCGTTCAGATGAGAGTAATTCTGTCATATTCCCTGAAGATGTGGGGACTATGCCTAATCAAGAGTATATACGTGGATATGAAAGATATGAAAAAGTACAAGTAGATAGATATCGAGTATTTGAAAAATTCTCTGGAAAAGAGGAAATGCTTGAAGAGGATGCCTATCAATTGTATATACAAAAACCAGCTTGGGTAGTTGAGGGTCAAATCTTTACTGACCGAGCAAAGGTTGAGGCTGTTATACAGCAGCTACAGCAACAAGCCATGATGCAGATGCAACAGCAGAGACAGGAGATGGCTCAATTGGGATACGGCCCCGACGCCCTCCCACCAGACCCTCCTGAACCTCAGATACAGCAGATCACATATAAGGATCTGGTAGAACAAGGGCAAATCCAGGTAGTGCAAGTAAATGTTTGTCGTATTAAGATGTGCGTTATCGTAGGCGATAAATATTTATTTAGCAGGATTTTACCAATTGATAGGTATCCTATTGTTCCCTTTATGAATATTCATACAAGGACACCATTCCCTACTAGCGATGTAAGGATGGTAAAAGGAACGCAAGAGTATATTAATAAAACTCGTTCTTTAATAATAGCTCATGCGACTACTAGTACTAATACGAAGATACTAGTTCCTGATGGAAGTGTTGATATGAAGGAATTTGAACAGAAATGGGCGCAGCCAGGAGTAGCAATACCGTATGACCCGACTGATGGGCCTCCTGTACCTGTGCAACCATCTCCGTTGCCAAACGAATTATATCAAAACGAAATGACTGCTAAGAATGATATTGATCATCAATTAGGCTTATATGAAATGATGATGGGAAATGCTCAAGCAGCGCCTCAAACTTATAAAGCAACTATATCTATAGATGAGTTTGGGCAAAGAAAAATGAAGTCAAAATTAGCTGATATTGAGGCTGGACTAACCAGAGTAGGCCAAGTAGCCATACCTTTGATACAGCAATTATATACACAGGAAAAGATTTTTAGGATCGTCAACCCTAATAACTCAATAAATGAGTATGTTATCAACAAGAGGCTTGTAAATGATAAAAGTGGCGAAATCGAAGTGCTAAATGATGTCGGCACTGGCTTATACGATGTTATCGTAGTAGCTGGTAGCACATTACCTTCTAATAGATATGCTGAGTTAGAGTTCCATATGGATGCTTTCTCTAAGGGTATCATTGATAGACAAGAGGTTCTTAAGAAGACTGAAGTCTATGACATTGAAGGTGTTATGCAAAGAACTGATTTAGTACAACAACTTCAAAACCAATTAAAACAAGCTACTGAAGAGAACAAGAAACTCAGAGGAGACCTTCAAACTAGAGACAGAGAATCTGTCAATCTACGTAAGAAGGTTGAAGTTGAGAAAACAAAAGGGAAACTTGACCAAGTCGCCAACAAAGCAAAAGCCGCAGGCACCGTATTTGAAAAGCGATTGGACGACACTTTCTCTAATATAAAAAACGAGGTAGCTAATGCTATCAAAGACACCGCTTCACCCGATGACAAGGCAAGCAAAAGTAAAGGAAAGAAAAAATGACAGAACAGCAAAACACACAAGATACCCCTCAAGAGCAGGAAGGCTTTCAACAAGTTGAACCATTCGGAGAGGGCTCTTCAGAGAATTTGTCTGTAGAGGATGCATTTTTTGGAACTCAGGAAGAGGCTCCAGTAGAAGGACAACCCTCGACGGAAGAAACAGTTGAACAACCTCAGCAGGTTGACCCAAGCAATGATGAGAAAAGATATCAATATTGGCAATCTAGAGCTGATAAGTTGCAAAATCAATTAAATCAAATGCAGAATCAGGCACCTCCGCCACAACAGGTTCAACAACCTGTAGCTGAAGAGCCTGCTCCAAGCATGGAATCGTTTCCTCCACCACCTGAAAGACCCGCAAGGCCACGTAACTTTAGTAGAAGCGAGGCGTATAATGATCCAGACAGCGAAAGTGCAAGATATTTAGATGCTCAAGATGATTGGAGGGCTGAGATGGATGAATATAATTCATTGAAGAACGAATATCAAGCAGCTATAGTTCAAGAACGCGTAGATGCTATTGAGGCAAATCGCCAAAAAGAAATAAAACAGCGAGAAGCTATGATGCAACAGCAACGACAAGCTCAAGAAATAGACCAATATGTTCAAGGACATTATGGTTTAACAGCTGAAGAGTCTCAACAATTCATGCAAGAGATGTCTGACCCAAAATCATTGTCTATGGATAATTTGGTTCAGTTATGGAGAATGAAAAATTCTGCAGGAAGTACGCAGAATCCAGTTTCTCAGGAACCTAGCCCAGCATTTCAGCAAACAGCTAATGCTCAGCAAGTTCCCTCTCCTATGGGTGTCATGCCTTCATCTGGTGGAGAAACAAACAAATCAGATGAAGACCAGATTATGGACAGTATGTTAAACAATTATAAAAAAAATAACCCCTGGTAAAGGGAAAGGTAAGAGGTAAAAACCGATGGCAGATTATACAGGACCATACAGTAATAGTACTGGTGCGGCGCCACAAGGTATCGGGATTAATGATAACCGAAGGATGTTTAACTTCGGGGAAAGAATCGCCGAATTAGCTCCTCAGCAAAGTCCATTTTTTGTGTACTTAAGCAAGGTAGCTAAAAAGCCTACAGACGACCCAGTATTTAAATTTCTAGAACAGCGACATCAATGGCAGCGAAGAAATTTCCAAATAGCGGCAGCTCTAGGAGATACACTGGCTGATGCAGGAGAAATAGCAGGTGGAAGCGTTAACACATTAGCAGCTAATGAAAACCTACATATATCATGTTTTTATACAAATGATGGTAGAATTTCAGATACAGCTAAAACATGTGATTTTATACTACCTGGCCAAGTGATAGCTGTTAAAACAGATCAAGGAGTTGCAAAACTTCGAATTAACCCAAGTGCAGTGGTAGTAAGACATGCAACTGAAGACTACGCAACAGCAGTAGCTGATAGTGATAATACAGTAGTGACTGATACAGCGTTAGTAGTTTATCACGAGACTGATGCAGGAATTACAACTATATCATCTGAAGCTTTACAAGTAGTAGATACACTAGCTCAAGACTCTGTTGTCGCCCCAGGTGATAAAGGTCAAGTGATTGGTAGTGCATTTGCTGAAGGAACTAAAGCTCCAGTTGGTTGGGAAGATTCTCTATTTGACAGAGAAGGTTATACGCAGATATTTAAGACTGCAATTAACTTATTCTCTGGTACAGCTATGGCTACTAAGTATAGAGGTATAGCTAATGAGTATCAAAGAGTATGGACAGAGAAGCTTATGGAACATAAAATGGACCTAGAGCATGCATTTTTATTTGGTGTAGGACATCCAAATGGTGCAGCTGCAGGTGCTGCTACTGATGGTACAGGAGCTCCACTTAGAACTACTCATGGGATTCTTCCTTACACAGAGAACAACGGTAAAGTTTATAGCTTTAGCTATGCTTCTTCTGGATACGATGCTTTCTTAGATGCAATGGAAGATTTCTTTGCACCTGAAGGCGGTAATTCTGGGAACAAACTAGTACTTGCTTCAAGAAAAGTAATTACTTACCTAAATAAATTAGGTCAAGGTTCTTTCTTGAACAATTCAGTTGGCTCAGACCAGTATAGACTAGATGTTCAAAATATCAAAGGTAGCTTTGGACATATGGTTACTAAGGTTAATACTATTTATGGTAATTTGCATTTTATTGCAGACCCATTACTTAGAGGTCCTTGGGAAAACTATTGCGTTGGTGTAGATATGAAAAATGTAGCGTATCGACCACTAGCTGGCAATGGTATTAACAGAGATACTTTTATTGAAACCAACATTCAGGATAACGATGTTGATGGAAGAAAAGACCAAATCATAACAGAGGCAGGTCTTGAGATTCAACTTCCAGAAACACACGCTGTCATGAAATGGTCTTAAGGAGGTAGAAAATGGCTGATTTATCAACAACAGCATGGACTGCAACCGAATTGGGTGATGGATGGAGAAAATGGTCTTGCAGTAAGACTTGGTCTACAACTGCAGCAGATACAATTACTACTCCTGACTTCCCAGCAGATGTTAAAAATCATTTAGCTAAGGGTGGAGCTGTAAAGGTTGGTTTACAACTTGGAGCTGGCACAATTGGCAACGTGACTGTAGATGTGCATCAAGATGACGAAAGTACTTTTACAAGTGCTTATTCAGTTTCTCTTGATACAGATGCAGCAGCATCAACTAACTATCTTTATGGATATGGAGATAATGTTAATGCGAACCACACTGTTATGCCCTATTTGAGACTTCGTCTCTCTAGAGCTAGTGGAACTGCAGCAAATACTACAGCTATGGATGTGATTTACAAATCTGACAACTTCTCTCAATCGAAAATGACGATTGGTGGAGTAGGCGCAGACCCATCATAGTAAATAATAACTAGCCCTCTTCGGAGGGCTAGTATAACAAGGAGAGAATAATGGCAGCAACAGCAGGGAAATGGCTAAAGACTAAAGCTGACTTAGGAGGAACGGGAGTAAAGCATCAATGTAAGATGGAGTATAGTAATGCATCTACGGATACTACTACAGAGCCATTTTATTGGGCTGTGCAAGGAGACTTTACTCTTATTTTAGAAAATAGATTAACTAGTTCAGGCGCACTAAATAATTCAGATAATAATGTAGATGTAAAATTTGAAGCTTCTGTTGATGGTGATACTTGGTTTGAGATTTACGAGGAGGCTAATGTATTGGCTTCAGGGGCTCAGACAGGCGTACATGTTTATGATTATGATACCAAAGGAGTATTTCCACATATGAGAATCACTCTAGATCCAGATGGCAATTTAGGTGCGAGTGCACAAGAAGATATTTATTTAACTGTAGTACCTCACCATATGGTATAATGGCCTGGGAAAAAGATACTAAAGGGTTTTATCATGACACTCATACTATTCCGCCAGTGACGGATACAGGCGCTACTTCATATAGTGATTGGTTTAACTATTCTGATTTCGGAGAGAGTTTCAGAGAATTTACTTTTGTATTTAATTATTTGGATGTTGATTTATCGGGAACGGGACTCTCAAATGATAGTTTAGGAGTATCAATAGATTTGCAGTGGGATCCTTCGGGAGAAGCACAAAACACCGCTATTGTTTCAGGTGTTGTGGAGACAGAAACTGATTATAGTGCTAATCAAATGTTTACTTCACTACTGCCAGACCATGTTTTCACTATAGTACCCGATATAGATTTGGCTTCAGGAGCAGTTAGTTCTGCAAATATAATGAGATTTAGGTTTAAATTTGGATGGGACATGAATACTGGGGAAACCTGGAATTTAAATAAAAAAATAAAATTGGCAATTGTGCCAATGTAATACCTTAGGAGGGTAAAATGGCTAAAAGAAGAAAAAAACGTAAGGGTTTAAAAGCTAAAAGTAGACGTAGGTCTTACGGCAAAACAAGAACTAAAAAAAGAGCAAGTAGGAGAAGATAATAAATGCCTTTTGGCTTAGGAGATATCAGAACATCACATGATTCGATAGCAGGGAGAGTTGCAGATTATACTGACCTTGACTTAACAGTTGGTACTGGTGAGTATTATTTAAAGGATTACGAAGGAGAAGGCAATTTCCCTACATTTGTTGGATGGGATAGTGCTGGTTCATTAAGTAAACAAATGGACCAATGGACTCAATTAGCTGTAAGTGATACTTTTACTAAGGCTTGGGCTCTTTCCAGCGAAAGCAATAGGGTAAGAATGCTTAGTCATAAGCAATCTATATCAGCTAATAGTATGCCATTAACTTTAGATATTCATCAAAATAATTACGATTCAATAGAGAATGTAACTCTTTATACATCTTCTCCTGCATATAGTAGAGCTGCTGTAAAAGGAGATTGGCATAAGATAGGTGAATATTCTGATACAAATAGTATATTTCAAGTTAGAAAAAGTACTCCTATTTGGGTTATTAACGATGGGGAGTTCCACGCTTTTCCAGCGGGTGACCACTTTTTTAAGTTGTCATATTTAGCAAAACCAGCAAATTCAATTACAGTCGTTAGAAATACTGTGGAAGGCGGCGAATTTACAGAAATAGTTGATGTATACAATGAAGTAGAGAAAGGCGATGATAGTGTTAATGGAGCTAGAGCTCCTATAGGTCATAGAAAAATTGCAGCTTTTGCACATACTTTTATACCAGATGTGCAATATGAGAATAATACTACTGAAAATTACATGTGGTATCAAACTACTTTTGAATCAATGAAAGCAGAAGGAAGATATGTAATGGAAGTCCTATTGATTAGGGCTGTAGCATTAAAGGTTGCATCTTTGCTATTAAATCACAGAATGATGTCAATGCAAAAAGACCTTCCTAAAAATGTAGATTATGCTTCATTGAGCAGTTCTTCTATAGCAGCTGATACTTCTCATGGATGGGAACGTGTTAGATTTTATGTAGAAGAAGAGGAAGATAGTGAGTTGACTCAAGCTTTAATTGGCTCGTTGAATGCCGAGCAGCAATCATTTGTTTTAAGATATCAATGGTATCAGCAACAAAAAGGATTGGTAGAAAGTTTATATAGTGATATATTTATGAGTGAGAATTTAGAGCAAAAACGTGAAACAGGGCAAGTATAATGGCGTACGGAGCATTAAAACAACAAGAATTAATCGAACTTATTAGAGGGCATCACCCTCATATGTTGGAAGAAGAAGTTAGAAGAGCTCTAAATAGGGCTCAGTCTGAATTTTGCTCTGTTACAGGCATTGTAGAATCTTTATTTGTAGATACTTTAATTAGTGGGCAATCTTTTTATAGGTTAGGGAACTCTCCCATACAGGGAGACCATCCTATTATAACTATTAAAAGAGTAGATATTAATGAAGAGGTGATTCCTAGGTTAAAGGGAGATCCACCTTTATTAGATAAGGATATATTAGCCACATGAGTTTTCAAAGTAAATTACCAGCAAACTATGTATGGTGGGTAGAACGTGAGCGTGTAGGCATTATGGAATATGCCAAAGGTGAGGATTTAAGCTGTTTAGTTCCTCCTTCTGGCGCAAGCGCTGGTTTAAAGGCTGGATTTCTTGTAACTAGAAGAGCTAATGATTTTACAACTGATTTAACAGAGCAGAGCGAGATACCTCCACAATTTCACGAGGCTCTTGCTTATAGGGTTATAGCAATGGGTTATTTGTCTCCCCAAAACTTAAACCCTCAACTAGCACAACAATTTGATAATATGTTTGCTAGGATGATTAAGGAAGGAAAGAAATATGCAAGAAGGCAACACACATCTGGCGGTATTATTACGCCAGTAGATTTTTAGGAGGATATATGCCTATTTTACCACAATCGGTTAATAATCCAATGGCAGGAGACCATGGCGTTACGATACCAGGCTTAACTGAAGAAACAGTGAATATCGCAGGAAGTATGATATCTTCTATAACAGATTTAGATTTAAATGTATTTATTGGAGATGAAAGAGATATTTACTTTGGATATCATACTGACTTCTCTATAGGGATTAGTAATGATCAACAATCATTGGAATTTAAAAACAACTTAACAAATCATAGTTTATTAGAATTAAAAAAAGATAAAACTCTCTATATTGGTGAGGCAGATTATAATGAGATGCATAATTTTATGGGTAATGTTGCTTTAACTGCAAGAGGGATGTATATTAGAAATTAGGAGGCTTTATGTCATTAAAAGGGAATATATTAAGAGCAGGTGCAAGGAAGGCGAAAGTTTCCCCATTGGAACTTAAGAAGATTAGTGGTTCGGACAAAATGGTTTTTTTAAAAGAGTCTGTCAATCACGTTATAAACGATCTTCTTACAAGTGACAAAACTTTGCACGATACAATGCAAAAAACAATTGCTGAGAGTAATGCAGAGCTAAGTCAGCTTCATCCTCAATTAAGAAGATGGATGGAGAAACCTGGTTCTTTTGCTATGTTTTTCACGAAGGCAATTCCATTTATAGTATATAATGGATATGTATGGAACTTATCTGGCGGTACACTAGCTGCTGATGTTAAGGAAACTTTAGAAGAATATTGTGCTTATAAAATTGGCATAGTAAGAGAGAAAGAAGGTGCGAATAATCGTTTGAATAGAATAAGGGCAGGTAGGTACAATGTAAATCTAGATAATGTAACAACTAAATTAACAGCTATTAAGGCTGCAAACTAGGAGGAAGTATGGCAACAACATGGAAAAAGCTAGCCACATATAGCGCAGCAGAACCAAATAGAATAGAAGGTTCTATAACAGGTATTGCTTATGGTGGTATTGAAGGGAACGTAGAACTTGCAGATGGCGGTACAGGAGCCGATTTGTCAGGTGGTTCAATGGGTAGTATATTAATGATGGGGAATCAGGGAGCAGAATGGTCTCCTTCCCCAGGAAATGAAGCTGGGAAAATGATTGTAAGTGATGGAACTGGGGGTTGGCAGTGGCTGCGAATATCAGAGTCTCATAATCATGATGAAGACTATTTAAATATAACATCGGAAGATACTCAAACTATGGTAGGTAGTTTTCATGTAGATGGGGCATTAGAGGTTACTGGTAGTGTAGCTTTCGCAAACGTGGGAGAAATAACTGCTACAGCAGTAAATAATGGAGTTCTGGGAAATGGAGCTTCTAATAATGGCCATAATTGTGGCTGGATAATTGATGCAGATGGCGATAACAATGGTTCGCCAGAAGCAGGTGACCCATGTGTCTTATGGAGTAATTCCATTTATGGAGGAGGCGCAGGCTGGACTGTAGGGAAATATGAACAAACTCAAAGAGTAATACAAACATATTGCCAAACAACTATTACCCCATCGGACAATCCGACAGCGGCTGGTGTTGAACATGCAGGCGTATGGGCGCAAGACTCTTCTGGCAATTTATATATGTCTGTAAAGACTAGTTAGGGGGAAATAATGGGTTGGAAGCAATTAGTAAGTAATGTTGGTGTAAGTGGGACATCCACTTTTGATGATTGGGCGGGTGTATCAAAAACTGTTGCAAATCATACCTTAATGGATGGAGGAATTACTGGTACGGTTCAAGGTCATCAAATAACCACAAATTGGGAACGAGGCACAATGATGTGGCAGCACACTCCATGGATAAGTGAGTCTGACTGGGGAACTCATGGAGCGAGAATAAAAAATGCTGGCGGCTTTAATTACGGTGTTTTAAATATGGGATTAACTACAAATGGTACGGATGCTTTATTAACTGGTGGAAATTTCACCTCAGATCATCCTTCAAACACTTATAGTGTTACAGGAAAGTGGAGTTTCCCAATAACTCGAAATTGCCATGCTGGCAATGCTGGTGCCCATGCTCATGCCTGGGTAGGATCTGGTCAAACTCAAAGATTTAAAGATTCGTGTGACGGAGATAATTCGGATAATTTTGGAGCACCTTCTAGTTATGGAAGTGGTACGATGGCTTGGGATATACATGATAGTGGCCCTAACTCGGAAGGGAATAATCAAATAACTATATACCCTAGAAATAAAGTTCTTTATATAGAGAGTGGAATTATGCCTGATAGCGCTAGGACTGCTACAGGCTTACTGGATCATGGACCATGCATAGGATATGCATCTGGCTCCATGTCTAGTATATATGGACCTTGTTTAATACAAACTGGAGAGGATGCAGGTAAACCAAATCATCATCACGATGAAAGATATATAGAAATAGGCGAAAAAGGTCCACAAGTAACAAGAATAGATGAAACTCAAACATATGCAAATGATGATATAGATGGAATTGTTTATTTAGGACCAGAACAATTTATGCAATCTTTTACATCTAGTGCTGGTGATACTTGGTATGTATACTCTTTCTTTAGGGCATATCAAAATAGTACTCAGCCTCAGACTAATGACGGTACATCTTTAGTTGATTCTGGTGATTGGTATTATCAACTAGGAGGCTCTCCTGGTGGTGGAACAACTATAGGTAGTAATACGAGTGACCAGAATTACGATTCTCTGGTTCATTGGACTAAAGGAGAGTTCTACAGTTCAACAAATTCAAATAATAGGATGACTCATCCATACCCAGGTGGAGCAAGAAGAGCTATATGGAGTTCCGATAAATTATCTCTTATAAGAAAGACTTACCAAGATATGTATTCTGGTTCTATTGCTGACAAGCAAAAAGTAGTAGGATTAGCATATTCGCATACTACTTCTTCTGGAACTGAGCTTGATACTGATAATTTATCAGGCCACAGAGGCCCTGCTGGTACTTTTTGGCTAACTGTAGATGAAACTGCACCTTCAGGGTCAGAGGTACAAGTTTATACTAAATATTGTTATCCATTTTTCTATGCTAATCAGAACTCTGCATGGTTTCCACAGGCTGAAGGAGGTGGAACAGGTACTACACTTAAAATGTGGAGTAATCCAGATGCAGATGAGGGGAACAATAGATGCTTCGATGACCCTGGGAACCTTCCTTTTGGTAACGAAGGGGGTGTTGTAGATATAAACTCAACTACATTAGATTGGCAGGTTCTAGGTAGATTTTTTATAATAAAAGTAGCTAATGCTGGTGGTGGAACTACTTGTGGAGGTACGATAAACCCGAGTACTATGAACACTTCTAACAATAGATTGCAATTTAGATTTAAAAACCTAAGAAGATGTCAGTTGCATGATACGGGAACTGGATTCTCTGGGAATCCTTTAGCTAATCCAACAGTAGATAATCCAACTAATTCTAAGTTTGTAGTTGACAATTCAAATGCTCAGACTGTAACGTTCAATCTCTCATCATCTGCTTACGGGGCTGATACTGATTTGACAGCTGTAGAGCAACATATAGATTATGTAAACGGCTTAACAGCTATAGGAGATACTGATGGTCAAATGATGATAGATATTGATTCTGCTGGTCCAACTGATTATATGATTGCAATTCAAAACGCAAGTAGTCAGCCTAATGCTAAAATGTTTCTTGAGACAGGTCAAGTTGGTTCTACGATGGCTGATGAAGTAGCTATAGACGATGAATTTGTTTTTCAAGTAACAGGTGGAGTTGAAGCTGATAAAACAATGGAAGGTTGTGTTTCTCAATTTGAGTACCTTGGTTGGCATAACGATGGTGATGCGTGGGGCATTAGTGGCTCGGCGTTGTGGCAAGGAATGAGCTTTCCAACAACGACTGGTGGGTTCACATTTAATAATTGGGTTTCTTTATGGGCGCAATCTGATGCTTTTTTAAGAAAGGACATATCTGGTGATGCTGCGGATGAAGGCACAATGGCGTTAAGTACTAGTATATTAAATGCTTGGTTCGACATGGTACCTGAGGGAGGCGGACACGTTATAGCCGTAGCTGGGCATATAGCTGATAAAGGATATTATGAAAATGGTGAAGCTAATGGAGAAGTTATGGGAGCAGGTAAAGATAGAATATTTGTTTATATGCCACCAGGTAACTAGTAATATTGGATAAGCTAACTGAAGATGAGTTAATATTCTTGCTCAAAACAATAGTGGAGAGCAAGAATATTCATGGAGTGGATTTAGAAAAAGCAGTCAGAACGTTTGATAAGTTACAAAAAATGTTAAAGGAGTTAAAACATGCAAATAACTAAAGAAGAAGGTCAAATGCTATTTCTCATGCTAGAGAAAAGTACATTTTTAGGGAAAGATTCAAAGATGGTTTATGATATGTTATGCAAGTTAGATAAGCACATCTCTACGTTAATAAAAAAAGAAGAAGGCGATAAGTGAGCGTGGGTTGGAAACAATTAATCACTACAGATGATATTTATAATTATGTAGGAGAACAAAGCATTACAGTCGTAAGTATATCTCCTCCAGTGGTATATCCATTTTTAGGTGTATATAATTGTAATAACAACTTAACTACAGATGCGGGAAATTATTGCGTAGCATCTTACTTCCCTACAACTGATGGATGGCAAAATGTTACCCCTACTAAAAAGAACAATACTTTGACTCATTGGAAGCCAAGATTTTGTACTGCGATGCTTGAGAAGGGAATGTTAAATCCATATAAAGATTCTAATTGGAAAATTAGTAGTGTTAATTGGAAGATGTGGATTCCAGGAATAAGCACAAGTGTTACAATGACTTACCCATTTATAAAGCAGAGTTGGTATTTAGACTTTATTTATGCAGATCTTGGCTCTTCTTTATATGTAGAACAAGATGTGCAAATGCAGGAAGAAATGGGTGATTATTATACAAATGATGCAGATGATATATCTATGGAGCATTTACTACAGCAATCCAATATAGCTGGTACTAATGTTGAAACTTATAATGAAACTAACGCTATAAAGATTCATAGTCATGATAATGCATTGGTAAATACAGCAACTACAGAGGGTGGAAATACTATTACTTCAGGATATATATCTGGAAATCCAGCTGGAGAAGGTGTTTTGATAAGCGGGAATGCAAATAATTTTCATACAAGTAGTATGCCATCTTTTAATAGTAATACTATAGTAATCCCTCAGATATTTAAAAGATGGACATTAAGTGTTGGCAATAATGATTCATCAAATAATCAATATTTTATTGGAAACTGTCAGATTAAATTGCAAATAACTATTAGACCAGCTTAAGGGAGAATATGGGAAAGTTATTAAATAAGAATATAATAGCATCAGTTAAAGGGATTGGATCCAACTTTGCTCTTATTCCTAATGATACTGATATAGAAGGTTATATTGTTAAACAAACAGAGAATAAGGATGGATACCTTCCACATGCTTCTTTTACTGCCAGTGGAGCAGGAACCAATGGAGGTACTATACAATTGTCTACTGGACTTACGGCTGTTACTTTAGAGGTACAAACTACTTCAAGTAATAATGGAGCTGCTATAGGCGGAGGAAATACTAATTTGTCCGTAGATTCTGGAGTTGATGCTTTTAGCTTTGCTCAAAATTTCAAAGATGCCTTGCCTTCTCATTGGCATTGTCAAGCAAATGTGAGGGGTGTTGGTATAGTAGATATTTGGAATAAAGAATTAATAGGAGGTGACAATGGGAATACAGATATTACAGTGGCTTCCAATTTTAATGATTCTTGTAGTGTTAACCCTCCTGCTTCTTTCTCTGGAGGAAGGCTCTTAGATACAACGCATACGGGTACAAGTGTTAAAAATAGAGCTGACAATGAAATGGTAAGCAGATTAGCAGAAGCTTCAGAGTTTTGCAGGGAGAAGGATGTTTTATGGCAAATGCAGAAAGATTTTAAGATACAATCAGGGTGGTTTACTAGTGGAAGCGATAGAATTAGATTAGGCTCTATATTTGCGGTTGGAGGAGATTGGTCTGATGCCCCTGGGCTTCTTTTGTCTCAATTTTATAAAAATAGCGCTAAAGCATTAGGCACTTCATCTCCTAATACCAAATCAACAGCATCTATTAGAATGACTGATTCTATGTCTGAGAACGATCATATAGTAGTAAGGATACCTTACACAAATTCAGCTCTTACGAAAGAATTTGCTTTCAGGGGTACAACCTCAGGTTCTAATGGAGATTCTCTTGATGGTGGGGCTGCTATAGCGGTTAGAATAGAAACTGGTGGAACTGCTTTCTCTAGAGCTTCTGATTTTGGAGATAATTTAAAAGCAGCTATGGAACATGCTAATGCTTTTGGCTCTGATATCTCTGTTGCTAATGATGTTAGTAGTGGAACTTATGCTCAAATAACTTTAACTGATCAATTAGATTCTCATAAAGTTGACGAGCAAAATTCAAAGATTATATATGATGGTACATCGTATTTATCGTCGGGAAATTATGACGAAGCTTTTACTCCAGGGGTTTCTGAGTTTGATACTGATGAATATTTGTACCTAGGAAATGAAACAAATATATATAAGTTGCCTTATATAACAGCAACTGATAATACACATATACAAGAAATATTGGTTAGGATAGTAACTGATACTAGTATTAATAGTGACCAGCAAGATATTCCATTTAGGCTTGATGCTTATGGTGGTACTTGCAAATTCACTTCTGGCTCATCTATACCAGATATTGTAGATGAAGCTAATAAAACAATAACCAGTACTTCAGCTTTTGATACAGGTCAACTTCAATCAGCTTCTTTAATTGCCTTACAAAAATTAGGAAGTAGTCAAGAGATATATGAAGATAGTTCATGGCTTGATGGAAATGAAAGAGCTTTTAATTTTACTATACCAATTGACAAGACAATGCAATATGCAGGGAATCCAGTTGTGATAATATGGAGATGGTTAGGAGATGATAGTGATATTGACCATGTAACTACTCCTGCAATATCTCAAGTATATTGCTCTGCTTCTATTATAGGAGGTGCAGGATAATGGCTATTAATAAAATTGGGAAAACCTCAGATACTTATAAGCAAATAGCTAAAAAGGAAGTTCCATCAGAAGTAATTACAGAAGTAGATATGAGTGTAACTAGAAAAAAAGAACAAGATATGTGGGATTTGCTTATAAATAAAATTAACGAGTTGGTAGATAAGGTGAATAGTCTTGAAAACTGAAGACCATAGAAAATTAGTGGAACAGCATTTAATGTATATTAAAGAAAGAGTAGATGATAATGCTGCTAAATTAGATAGAATTAATGGAAGAGTAAGGAAGAATGAGTCTTCAATTGCTTTTATAAAAGGGTTTGGCACTTTAACAATAGCTATAATAACAGCTGTGTTAGGATGGTTTAAGTATGAATAAAGATGCAATGGCTATAGCGGTTGACCTAATAGTAGAAGATGAAGCTTCTACGCTTTGTGAAGGAGTAGGGCTGAGTAAAAAATTTATCTTTCAAGAGAAACCTAAGAAGTGCCCAACTTGTCATTCTGTTAGATTTCGTTCTTATGAGGTATTAGGATCTGTGCCAGAACCTATTATATGGGAATGTCGTAGATGTGAATCTAGATTTGCTAAATATGATTTAGACAGAATGGAAACTTTATTAAAAGAAGTTTCTGGATTATGGACTAATCCTAGCGATTGGGGAGCAACCCCAAAAAGTGAGTATAATTAATGGGAGATATATATGCCAAAACAAGATGGTGGAGTAGTAAAACGAGTGATTGTCACGCCAGACAAGCATTTTCCGTTTCATGCACAAGATGCAATAAATGTATTAAAAAAGACGATAGAGATAGTAAAGCCAGATGCTTATGTCGATTTAGGTGATGTAGGTGAATGGGCAGCTTTTTCACATTGGAAGTATAAAAGAAGGATAGCTCCTCCTTTAGAGTATCTAATACCTGATTTTGACAAAGATGTCAAAGATGTAAATGCAGGTATGGATATGATAGATGAGTCCTTAGATAAAGCAGGATGCAAAGAAAAGCATATTACAGAAGGTAATCATGATAATTGGTGTAATATGGCTGTTCAAAAGTATCCTTATTTAAAGCATTATTTATTTAAAGATTCAGTTAAATTGGATGAAAGAGGTTATAAGTATCATCCATTTGGAAAACATTTAAAGATAGGAAAATTATATTTCTATCATGGACATCAGTATGGAGGTCAATATCACGCTGCTAATCATTTGCGGAAAATGTGTTGTAATGTAATGTACGGACATTGGCATGATTTACAACAGCACTCAGTAACTCATATGGATGGCCCTAAGTCAGCATGGAGTATAGGCTGTTTAAAGGATATGAGTACTGAGGCAAATGAATGGTTAGACTATAGGAATCATAATTGGTCTCATGCGTTTGCAATAGTAGATTTTTTTGGTAAAGGGCACTTTACTGTGCATATAATACAAATTATTAATGGAGAAGCATCTTTATGGGGAGAATTAATTAAGGGATGATGTCAGTAATGATAGGAATAGTAATAACATTTATAGTTGGAGTTTACGCTGCTTCTGCTTATACTTATTTTAAAGATAAGAAAGCAAAAGAAGCTAAGAGAAAACGTCAAATGGATAAATACAATAAATAATGGATATTCTTAGTGTAATAGAGACTTTTGGTGTTCCAGTTGCGATGAGTATCGCTTTTGGATTTTTTATCTGGAAGCAAAACAAATTCATACAAGATGAATTGCAAAAAGAACTAAGAGAGTCTTTTGGAAGGTTAGAAGCTATTCTTATTAAGCTTATAGATGCCCAAAAAGGGATGCAAATCAATCAAGCTGAGATTAAGTCTAAGATAGCAGCAATTATTGAAATTATGGCCAGTTTAAGCGGTAATGGCCTAAAAGAGAAGTTCGTTAAACGTAAAGAAAGAAATTGGTAAGCTCAGGGTAGCTCATTTGCCGCTCTAAGTTGCTATGAAATACTCCCGCCTTGGGCTTACCATAAATTAGGAGAAAACAATGGTTGATATGATTATTACTTATTTAAAGTCTAATAAAGATGAAATAGTAGACGGTATAAATAAGAAAGTTAATATTCCATTAGTATCAGAAGCTAAAGAAGAAGAAATATTTGATTCTTTATTTGATGCTGTTATGGAAGTATTAGAAGCTGTATTAAGTAAAAAGAAGTAGATGCCTAAACAATCGTACAAAGTACAAAAGTTTACTCAAGGTACCTATACAGTAACTTCAAGAGAAGATATGGAGGGACTTGGAGAAGCTAGCGTATATGCTAAAAATATAGAGCCAGTTTCAGAAAAAGGATTATTAAAGGGAATTGATTCCGACTTAATACATCCTGCTAGTTCCTTCACATCTGCTTGGCTTATGGATGTGTTAGACACTCACAAAACTGTCGCTGGAGATACTGTAGATTCAAAAGATATTATCTATTATGATAAAAGCGATGGCTGGTTGAAAGTAATAAAGAACTTTTACAATAGTTACTCAACTGTAGAAAATATATCTAAATTAGCCACTGCTGGACATACTAATATATGCTTTGAGAAAAAAGCTAATTCTCTATTTATAGGATTAGGACCTAACGCTCCTTCTTATTTTGTTAAATATTTTGATACGAAGCAATTTGGAGTTAATAACCAAGGTTATAAGCTTTGCTTAGGTGAGCTAAGTGCATCTTCATTTTTATCAGATATTGATAAAGTAGTGACAAATACTACTACTTTCAGTGATCCAGCTTCTAATATAGGGTACTCAGCTACAATGCCTGACAGGTTGTTTTTATGGAAACAATCTGCAGATGATGTAGAAGGAAGTTTTTCTCCTTCTTTAGGAGGTAAGATAATATCAATTACAGACAGTTTAGTTGAAACTGATATAATCTGGGTATTAAAAGAAGTAGAAGGACGCAATGTTATTACAAAATATAAAATAGATTTAAATAATTTCGATTCTTCAATGGAGCTTTACACTAGAGAATGCCTCCTAGGATTTACTAGTGCAGACGGAACGGATGACCTTAGAAACGAAACTAACATGGACTATGTAAATAATAATATAGTAGTTGCAATAAATGATTCTTTAGTTGGATTTTACGATAATTATATAATGAAAGGTGGAAGAGATATACTAACCACTAAAAAATCTGCTGATGAAGAGATTATATGGGTTTGTACTGTAAACACTCAGTTGCCAGGAAATCCTGCAGACCATATGCCAGTAGCCCCAAGCATGACAGGCTGGATAACTGAAGAGCAATCCAGATTACTTGAAACTCCAGATGCTATGACTCATTTTTGTAATATTGGAGGAAGTTGGAATAATCATCCTACATTCAATCCTCATAAATATTTATTTGGAGTAAATACTGGACACGCTGAAGATAGCTATAGAGGAGATGTTTTTAAGAATAATATTTGGCATAAGCCGAATCACAGTGCTAGAAATTTATGGAATTGTACTAACGCAGATTTAAACGATGACTCTCAAACATTGTCCAGCCAAATAAAAACAGTTATAACTTCGGACCTAAAAAGTGTGAGGTTTAGAGATAGATCTAGCTATTGGCATTATCCTAAAATAGGATATCAATTAGCTGGGACGACGAATCCTGATTTTAGATGGATGCGTGGAGGTCAAGCTGCTTTACCTACTTATGGAGATTCTTATTTATGGAACAATTGGCCTGGTAATAATTCTGGAGGTCATAAGTGGTATTATGACACTCCAGTTAAAAATGGATTATCTCAATGGATTTTTTACGATATGATGTGGTTATATCGCTGGACAAAGTTTTCTCCTGCTGCTCAAAACTGGACTAACAAAGGTACAGTTATGGACAACACTGGAACAGTATTAATCCCTAGAGGAAATAGTGTAGGTGACGCTGTTTCTACATATGGTTATACTTCTTATACTCATAGACCATGGGGATATGTTGACAATGGGTTAGGAGCTAATAAGATTCATTGGCTTGCTAATTACACTGAAGGCTCATCTAGTCCTTGGTATGAAATGAGGAGACATCCTTTTCGAGCAGATGAATGGCCAACTGCAGGTGGAGTAGGTATGTTTGGAATAACATCAGGATGGTTTCATAGACATGATAAAGGTGGGCATTTGTCTATGAGAGCTTGGCCTGGAAGATATTCAGAATGGTTAGATAGCTATATAGGGAACGAACAACATGCTGTTATAGATTTGAACCCTGGCTTTTTCCCTACATATTCTTTAGGACCTCATGATGGAACTAGGGTGAGATTTGACATTCATCAGTTTATGGGAGAATACAATGAAACTACCAACCCTTCAGGTGTATATAGAGACGGGCTGTCTGATTTAACTCAAGGAAATAGATATGATGCTTATAATACTCCGTATGAAGGAGTTACTATGGGGCATGGAATAGGCTGGACTGGTTTAATGAATTGGAGAAATTGGTATAGTAAAAAAGAATTAAATACGATAGAGGCCTCAGACAGTACTTCTGCAGACAATTGGCCTCCACATACTGATGATGAACCTTTTTATGATGAAGGTTTTGAATTAACTGCAGGACATTCAGTTGCATATGGCTCAAAAGCTCCAGAAATGTATAATGTGGGAGATAATTTGGTTCAATCAAGAGCATCTAATGCTGGAGTGGGTATTGTTAATAGAGTTCGAATGATGAATGCATTAGGGCCAAGAGAATTTCCAAAGATGTTTAATTGTTTTACTAATTTAGATCCAGATAAAAGAAATGGACATGATAGTCCTGCTCATGATGGATGGGCTATAACTCAAATGGAATCTCCCAAAATAGCATATCCTAGATTTCCACTAGTAAGAATCCCTGAACATGAGAATTATGTAGGGTTAGTTATGAGTTTTGAAGGAGCTTTTACTAGTTTATTTGGTGGCGGGTTAAAAACATATAAAAGTGATAATTGGCAAGAAAACAAACATACAAATGCTGCTAATCCTTACAGTAGAGCCTACCCTGGAGAGTGGGCTGGTAATGGTCAAGGAGATATGGTTAAAGGCTCATTATATGAAACAACACATACATACGATGCAGATGGGCAACCAGGTGGAGCTCAAATAACAGATGGAGTTTTTTATCCATTAGCTAATGGTCTGAATGATGATGATAATTTAATGACAGAGGTGGGTAAAGTTTCTTTTGGAGTTCCAAGTAACCCTAGATGGTGGGGAGATACAAGTGGTAGTGGAGGCGAGCATGTTTATGCTACTCATTATGGCTTTTGCTTAAAGTACTTTGAACCTGTAAGTAATCTTTATATAGAAAGAGATTGGACTAGTGGTTCTAATTATACTGACTATCTTAGAAATGGAGATGGAACTTTATGGGCTGGCGGTGATATAAATAGTTCTTCTGAGCAACCTCCCAATGGAGATTTTTGGCATCCAGATAATGCATTTGGATGGAATATGGTGTTTTTCCCATTTGCAATAGGTAAAAGCTCACAGAACTGGAGAGCAAATTGGATTGCTGGTTATGAATTATTTACATTTAGCTGGGCATATGATACCTTTTTTGGAACTGACGGGCCAGAATGGATAGCTCATAATACAACACCTCATAATGTAAATACAGAAGAAGCACATCCTAATGAGAATAGCTGGTACTTTCCGCAAAAAACAACTAGAGATGCAGTGGATGCATCTCCACAAGGCACAGTAATATTTATAAATAGATATGATTGTAATGGCTGCGAATATGCTGATGACGACCCTAGTTACGAGTTTCCAAACCAAGGTGCTGCTAATTTCGAAACTACGCCTAACGATGGAACTAAATTTCCCCATAAAAGACGATGGCCTATTCCTAGAAGTTCTGGGATATCTACTAATAGTTCAGCGGAGGCTGGCTATGAAAATTGGTATGGAGATGGTACTATTTCTCTGAAGTGTTTAAATATGCCTCAAGAAAGGTTAACTCCTGAGATTGGAATTGATGCTACAGAAGAATGGACAATCAATGCAGCTCCACTAGATGGATTATATCATCATTTAGTTAAAAAGACTGGAGGAGTTTCAACAAGATATAACGGAGAAGAGAATCATGTAGCTAGACCAGAGAATGTATGCTATAATAATACGAAAAAAAGAATGTTTCTTCTGACAAATACAGCTATAAGTTTAACAGGTGGTGCAGGTGGTAAATGGGGTATGACTCCAATAGAAGCAACTGGAGAGCAAGATGGTAAGGGCTTCTGGACAAGAGATACTAATACTGCTAGTTTAAAAGGACAATGGAAAAGTCAAGCGCAATTTGATACATTAAAATTAACTCCAGATAGCGTGAAATACTATATTGGCAGCCCACATTCAGTGGTCTGGAGTGATGTCACGGGATATGCATCATCTAGTACGAATCCTGGTGGAACGTGGAATAACTTACAAGGCCCTACTTGGAATGCTGGGCTTGTTAGAGATATAGATAATGGAACAGGTGCTGCTGATTGGGAAGATGACTGGAGAAATCACTTGCATAGCCTTAGTGGTTCTGGTGGTTTGAGTTGGATGTCTACGTCTAGTACTATGGGTGTTATAGGCAGAGAAACTGTTAATAAAGCTGGTACTAAATATATAATGGGAGGTTGGGTTACTAATCAATGCGATGTATTAGACCCAGAAGATAGTATTTTTAATCCAGAAACAATCTCATCTTTAATTACTAGCAATAGAACATTGGGGTCTGGAAGCTCTACAAATACTCAAGGAGGAAGATTAACCCTAATGCTTCAAGCAGCAAATGGTGGAGTTAAATTAAATTCTTTCTGGTTAGGAGATTTTACTGGAGACCTAGCTAATAGTAATCATAAGTCTGGGAAGCAAGGTGGAACTTACACGGGTGGAGAATCTATTCCTTGGGGAATAGCACCTATGATAAGTGGGAAGAAAATTACAGTTGATCCACCTATGGGAGGGCATACAAATACAAGCAATTCCATTACTGTTAATCAAGATACTGTTGACTTGAGTGCAGAAGGAGGAAATTCTACTGAATGGAATCAAATGGGTGTCGTAAAGCCAATATTTGCATCAGCATCGATGTCTTTGGATACCAATACCTATAAAATGGTAGAATCTTCAGGGGACTTTTCTTTAAGTAACTTGAAGGTGGGGATGTCACCTTCAAATTTAGGTGTTGCTAATTTAGATGATGATACAGATTATACTACTGAGTATAGTGGTCCATTCGCAGATGCTATATCTTGGTCTAGTCCCTTTAGAGCTATGGGCTCATCTAATCAAACTAGCAATCCTCTTACTTGGCATACAATTCCTTTTACGGCGAATGCCTCGAACAAAACTGTTGAAGTGCATCAAGAAGATCCAACCTCTATTGAAAGTGAAAATGAAAAACAACCGAATATAATCGTCACAGCAACTGGAATGTCTTCCCATGCTCATCCAGCAACTGGCATGACAGATGGCAGAACTTATGCAGATACTACTGAATGGCATGACCAAGCTTATGAAGACATTGATTTGCAAAATAGTTTAATTTATGGAAATACGGATGTAGCGCTATTAAGCCATTTATGGAAGGTTGATAGGAAATACAGGTTTAAAACATCGTTAACATATGATGGACATCAGGAAAGTCCTTTAACTGAATTTTACTACGAAATGGATGTTAAACAAGATATCAATGGAGATAGCTTTAAGGCTACTACTGCTCATGATGCTATTCAACTTAATGTATTATTATATAGAGGTTTTGCAGATAATTTAAATCCAAGGGTAACTCATGTAAACATATATGTTTCTTCAACTGACCCTATAAATAATCATGAATGGGGAGAATATAGACTTTTAAAGGAAATTGATGCTAAAACAACTGAAGGCGAGATGATTTCTTGGCCTGAAGGAGCTCAATCGAGTTATCAGGTTCAATATTATAGGGTTACAGTATTAAGTGAAAACAATCCTGCTGCAACTTATAGTATATTAAATGGAATGCCAGAAACTCTTGGCACTTCATATGTAAATTATGGATTAGCTGCTAATGTGGGAAGTACATTGTTTGTTGGAGATGTAGATGTTCCTAGGGAAGCCGCTGTTTTTGGAATCGAAGACAGTGAATGGCCTAGAACAATATTTGTATCTAATAGAGAATCTGCTCTTGGGGGAGCTTGGTCTCAGTTTAACTGGGCTCAAGATTTCATTACACTAAAAGCAAAACCTACAGCTATGCACAATTTTAATGGCAGGCTTTTTGTGTTCACTTCTAATCAAATGTTTAGAATTAATCCTCAATCTTTATCTATTGAAGAAGAGTATAACTATATTGGGTGTAAAAATAAGAATTGCGTAACTTCAACTGCAAATATTATGGCATGGCTTGGTCCAGATAACATATATATGATGCAAGGAGGTCGTGTAGAGCCCATAGGTATGCCAATTAGGAAAGATAATGTTCATCATACAGGGATATTCGACTTATTAAAAAAACACTCTGATTTCCAGCCTTTTGTATATTATGATCCAAAAAATCAAGCTTTTACCTTTGTTTTATCTAAAGAGCATAGATGGTCTTATAATACGACTTTCCAAAGATGGGACATGCAGCAAGATGGAATAAATGATATTTTATATAATATGAATACCACTACTACTGGCATGAAGAATGAAACTCTTACTATAACTGGGGAAAATTATTCTAGGGTTGTAACTGTAGGTGGTGGTGACGCGCTTCCTGAAAGCTATGAAGAAGATTGGTATAACAAAAAATGGAGATGGAAATCTCATGAAATGAATTTAGGATCTTCTACTCAAACTAAAGTATTTAAAAAAGTTAAAGTTAAATTACTGGTTCCAAAGGTAGAGCCTAGTGAAGATTTATCGAATGTATGGATACATAATTATAATTATTCAGGCACAAGCGCATTGAAACATGAGCCAGGAGAAGGTGATGCTAATTATGCTTGGAATAAATATGCATGGAAATATATTAAGCATTCTAGAGATGCAAGCACTGGAGAGATGAAAGAAACTGAAATCAATCAAGAGGCAGTTGCCAACCTTCAGACAAATCCTATAGAGCAATGTAGAGGAGCTATTGGGATATATGTTGATGGAATTAGAATGTTACCCAAAAAGTTCACTCAAGAACAATGGGAGACTAGTAAGAATGATATATACGATGTTTGTGTTGTAGAGTTTCATCTTAATTCTGATGCTAAAGGAAATGCAATAGCTGTATATTTTGGAGACCCTAATGAAGAGACAACAGCTGAAGCTGCTTTTCATGGACCAAAAGCTACTGACCAAGCTGGAGGATATCCTATAGAGTCTAACCATACTGATATGCATGGGGAATTAAAACTTGAATCTTTTGAAATTATATATAGAAGGAAACCTGTAAAATAATGTCTAATTCAACCTTAAAAAGAAGTACAAGAAAACCTATAGCTAGAAGAAGTTCAGCTTCCAGGAATCCTGTACACGTAGAGCAAAGAGTTGGGGATATTGACGATTATGAAGTTACATCTTCTTTAGATCAAATATGGGAAGTTTTAGGGAATCTTCAAAATAGAATGGTTCAACCTGCTAAAAGAAGAGTAGTTAGAGAAGCTAGAAACCCCCAAATGGGAAGACTTACTAGTGAAACAGGAACTATGCGCATTAAGGAAACAGGAGATGGATTTGGAACTAATGCTATCGAGATAATGGGAGCTGATAATTGGAAAACTTTTTCCGCTAAAATGCCCGAGGAATTACGTAGCTATGAGGTTCCTTCGACATGGAAGTCTGACCCTCCTTCAGAAGGGTTAGAAACTGGAGAATTGACTGCTGGGCAATTAACTCACTTTAATGCACAATTTGATAGGATTGCTAGTCTTGAAAATCAATTAGAACAAATGACTAATAATTTAAACTTATTACTTAGAAATCTAAGCAATAAAGAACTATTCAATTTGAAAGATATTGAAAAAGAGGTAGATATGGATATTAATGTTGGAAAAACTATTGGATAATTCATATATTATATTGGCGAATTTTAAGAATAAAGGCATATTATGAATAAATTATTAAATAATATTGAAGGTTGGGTTCAGAATGGCCCTATGGGTAATGATAAACAATATCTCCCGCTTATAATGGGTGGGGTTAGTTTGATTGGGTCTTATTTAGCTGCTCAACATGCTTCAGATTCATATCAAAGTTTAGACTTAACTCAATTAAGTAATGATGCTGGTACTGGATATCTTGATAACGCAAGGGAACTGGGCAATCAATTTGGAGTTAGAGGTGCAGAATTGTGGGGCAAAGCTCAAGACTTATGGAACCCTGCTAGCCAATATAACCAGACACAAAGAAACTATTTTCAAGAAGACTCAGCTAATAATATGGCTATGATATTAAGAAATCAAAACAGAAATCTGACTTCTGCTGATGGAAGTATAAATGCCTCGCAAGTTATAGCTCAAAACCAAAATTTAAATAGAAATGCAGATACTGCTTTAGCGAATAATTGGAGAAATTATTTAATGGATACTCAAAAACAAGCTAACAGCTTGTATGGAATGGGTGCTACAATGTTTAATACGCAATTACAATCAGAACAGTCATATGGTTCAACAATGGCTAATGCTTATATAAATAAAATAACTGGCGAGAATATGCACAACGCTAATGTGTGGGGTGGATTCGCCCAGGGACTAGCAGGAGCTAGTGGAGATTTTATTAATGCTTGGGACTGGTCTGCAACAGAAACTTTACCTGATGGATCGTGATAGGAGAATAAATGGCATTTAATGTAGATTTTTCACCAATAGCTTACTCCAATGCTCAGATGGCTGAGACATGGAAGGACTTAGGCTATACTCAAGGAGCAATGCTTGGCAAGGCTGTAGAGGGAGGTCTTACAGGTTTATTGGGTAAGACTTTCAAGCCTGAATTTGAAGGCTCTAAAAGAGCTTGGAGTGATAAGATAATTAAGGATATGTGGGAGACTGAACTTCAAGACCATCCTTCAATGGCAATGTTTGATGATTATGAGGATTTCTACACAACAATGAAGCCTCAATTTGAAGTAGATAACAAAGGGAAGGTTCAGTTTAGGTCTAGAACTGGTCGTGATGGAATGATAGATAGGCTTACAGATTGGTTAGGTACTACTGAAGAAGCGAAAATTACCGCCGCTCAAGAGGGAATATGGAATAGGCTAGAAGACCCTGAACTACATAAAAAATTCTACGATGAATATAAAAGATATGACGAAGCTACATCTCCTACAGTAATGAGAGGATGGCTTGGGGCTCCGACAGATAAATATTCAGGAAAGCTTATGCCATTATTTGATAAAGAGTTCTGGCAGAGTGGAATTGCTGGAGCTAGACAAGGCAAATATGTTGGACGTAACGAGGACCTTCAAGACTTCGAAAAACTAGAAGCACTGTGGAAAGAGGTAAATCCTGGCTGGCAAGACATGGATAAAGACACTCAGCGTAAAAAATTCAATAAATATATAGAAGGATGGGACGGTAATACAAAGGTTGAAACCACTGGAACATATCCAAAGCTTGATGATTTAGACTGGACTATTGGTGAAGATGGTGATTTCCAAGTTAATCCAGGTGGATTAATGAGTAGGGTTCAGGGATTTAGAACTGGATGGGATGCTATGAATGATTCGGCTCCAGGGCATAAGGTTCCTTGGTGGAGAAAACCTGCTCAACAAGCAATTGGGGCTGCAACTTTAGGAGCTGCTGGATATTTCAATCCTATTGGAAGGAAAGGTCTTACAGGAGCTCAAAGAACAGTTGAACTGATGGCAGGTGCAGGATTATTAGATAAAAGTTTAAAGTTTTTTGGAGAAGGTGGATTTGAACAGTTTGGCAAAGATATAGAGCAAACTAAGAAAGATATTCGAAAAACTATATTCCCTAAAAGCGATGAAAACACCACTCTTCTTCAGAATATATTTGGTACTCCTAAGATAAACGCAGCTAATGAAGAAGCAAGACAAACCTTAATACAAAAAAACAAGGATCTTTATTTTTTACTTCAAGAAGGCGTAATTGATAAAGAAGAATATAGAAAGCTTTCTAAAGAAGCAGTAGCTAAGGCTAAAGAGAATATAGATAACGTCACTACTAATACTTGGTATAAAAGGCAAATGGCTAAAAAGAATGCTTTATCTAGATGGCCTGGAAAAGGCTCTGACGATCCAGAAACTGTGACATATGACGGAAAGACTTTTACTAAACTTGTGCCTTCAAAGAAAAGACCTATTAGAGATATGATAGATACGTATCGTGCGAACAGAGAAAAGAAAAGAGCTACTGCAGAAGATGAGAGAAGTGATAAAAATATAGCTCAAGCAGAAGCTCATTTTGCTGATAAAAAAGCTAAAAGAGCCTATTATAAGAAAGGCTATGATTATCATGGGAAAGATGGTATTATAACAACTTCAGGCAAAGAAACTCCTGGCTTTAAAGCTTTTAAAGAGCGAGTGGGTATAGATGGTGCGACTAGAAATGTTCAAATGCCAGATGGTACAGTAATTAAAATACCAGCATTTGCTAATAAGGATAGGTATGCTAGATATATCCAAGCTAGAAAAGATGATACTATAGATAGTTATACTAGTTGGGAAGAATTTAAAAAACAAGAGAAAGATGCCCGTAAAATTGCAAGAGAAGCAACTAGCAGAAGAAAGATTGTTGACGTAAATACTGGGGATACTTATTACCTACCTAAAGGCGCTAATAGAAAGCGATATCAAAAATTTGCTAATTTTAAAAAGAGAGGTGGAGACTTAAGCTGGGAAGAGTTTAAAAAGAACAAACTATATAAAAAGGAATTTAAAGACTTATGGGGAGCTGATAGTAATTTTAAATTAGCAACAGAAGCCCCTACCGCTGATAAAGGGATACATCCAGTTCAAGATTTATTAAATGATGTTATGACAGGCAATGCACCTGATGACTTAGGCCCTGCCGATGAAAACCCTACATATGACCAAAATCGAGTGTTGCCTGATGATGAACCAGAACTTCACGGACCTCTGATGGAAGATGGGTCATTTACTAGTGAAGACAGC